TTTATTACTTCATATCCTTTTTCTGTAGAAAAGTCTTCAAATTTGTTATAATTTACAATTCCTATTTTTTCATCAGAAATTATTATTGAATATAGTTTTGGCAAGAAAATTGTGTAATTTTTTTCTTTTTGAAATCTATTTATATTTGCGGCAACAAATTTTGTATAGTCAAGAAAGTTTAGAAAAGGATAAGAAGCAAAGGTATTAAATTTATCTACATAACTTAAAGAAACAAATATAGGAATCATGTTTCTATTTTGTCTTTCTACTATTGTCAAGCTATAAGTAAAATAAAAATCCTTTAAATTCTCTTGAAAAAGAACAAAATATCTATTTTTTTCAAAAAAGTTAAAATTATAATCAACTTTAAAGCCAAAATTTACTAAAAGTATCTTAATTAGTTCAGAAAAAAGTGCTCTATAATATGAATTATCAGTAAATCCTTGCTTTTTTTGCATATAAATGCTCGATAAGCGAGGATATAATTCTTCATTATCAAAACTATAAATACTATTTAATAATAAAAGCTCGTCAATAAGCTTTTTTTGCAACTTTTTGTCGCCTTGAGCATTATGAAACTTTAATGAAAAATCTGCAAAATTATAAAAAATCTTTAAAAATTCTTGTTCTTTTAATGCAGAAGAATAAAAATAGCCAAAAATTTGCTCCTCTTTAGAATCATTAGTTTCTATTTCTAATTGAAACTTATTTATAGCGTATTTTTGTCTTAATAAATCTAACTCATATTTTATTTCTGCACCTGCTAACACACGAATAGGATAATAATAAATTCCTAATTCACTTCTTCTTCCTAAAGAATCAAACTTATTATAATTAACAAATAGCTTTCTATTTATAGCATTGTGTGATAAATAAGATATTTTTTTATAAATATCATTTTTGAATAAATCTAACAAAACACTTGCTTCATAAATTGGATAAAAAGAAGACAAGTCTTTGTTAGATATAAAAGAATCTTTCATTATTTCTCTAAAATCACCAAGCTCATTATATTTTTTGTCTTCTATAAACACAGAAACTATTTCAAATTCATCATCTATAGGTATACTTAAAAAATAAAATATCTCTAAATATTCATCTAATCTTCTTTCTTCATTACCAAAATCTTCTATCGTAAATTTTAAGAAGGTAGGATAAGATTTATAGCCTAAATTAATCAAATTAACAGCATCATTTATAGACCAATTTGATGTATCAATAACTATGCGAATTAAGTTTTCTTCATCTGAAAGATCAACTTGATAAATTTTTGAAATCTTTAATACACTTTCAACTTTTAATTCTTGTTTCGTATATAAAAGTGCTAATGTTTTATAAAAATAAGGACTTTCTAATAAAATTTTTAAATTCTTTTTCTCTTTGCGATTTGTAAATAGGAAAAATAAAGAATTGTTTAATATAAATTGAATTATTGAAGCTTCAGAAGCTAAATATTCTGATACAGTTTGCTTAGTTGCAAATAAATTTATATCTGATTTTTTTGTTGAATAAGTTAATGAATCTAATTCTTCTAAGCTTTCTAATAAACTAAAAGATTTTAATATCAAAAGTAATCTTGAAAATTGCTCACTAAGATAAAAATATCTAAAATCATCTTTTTTATTTTCTAGTAAAATTTCATTTGCTAAACTAATTAATTTGTCTTTGTGTTTATTTATTGCTTTAAAAAGATAAAATTTGTCTAAATCTTTATCATGATCTACAGAATTTATAAAATTAATAAATATGTTTACTTTTTCATCTTCAGTTCCTAAAGCTTTTATTAAATTTTGAGAAATTTTATACATTTCTTCAACCAAAAACTCAAGCCAATCTTCGCTAGAAGCAAAGATATCTTGAATCTTTGGATATTTTTTGTCAAAGTTATTCAATAACATAATCTTTGATTAATTCATATTCTTCTTTATCTAATTTTTCACCTAAAAGATGCTTCTTTACTAAAGATTTAGTTATAGGATTTTTAATATTTTCTACTGCCTTTTCTACTAAATCAAAAAAATCATTAACTTTAATATGCTCATCAATATGTACTAACTTTTGTATAAATTGAAATACTAAATCTTTGTTTCCTTGCTCAAATATTACATAATTTACAATATTAACAAATCTAGCAATTTCATGTTCTGAATCTTCATTAATAGAATATAAGTAATCAAGTAAATAATTTATTGCGTCTTCTAAATTTTCAAGATGAATATGTGTATATAAAGGATTTAAATTGAGCTTAATTAATTCCTCTATCGAATCAACATTTACTAACAATTTAACATCTTTCTTTTCTAATTCAAAATCAGAATTATTAACAAACAATATATAATTGGCTATAGTTTTTATATTTTTATTTTCTGAGTTCAAAAGATTTAAAACAAAATTTTCTCCATATAAAACAGATGCTCTAGCAATCGCAAACAAAGACAAAGAACCTTTAATATGAGAAATTCTTTCTTTTAATTGAGTATTTGAAAACATTTGATCTTTTAATAGATCAATATCTTTCAATGGAGTATATAAGAAAGTGTATTCATTATAACCAAACAAATCTAGAAGTTCATTAAAATGTTTTTCTTTTTCTTCACAAGATAAGAATGAATATTGAATTAAGTTCTTTTTATCTTCTACTACTGGAGTTAAGCTAAATGTATCTGGATTAAAATGAATTACTAAAAAGTCAGGCTTTTTATACAATTCTTTGTTTAACTTATCTAATAAAGTAATCGTTTCTGCATTAATAGGTGAACATGCAATTAAATTTACAGTTGCAACTTTTGAATTATTTTTTTCATCTAAAGAAATTTTTGGTAAAGAAGAACAATTATAGTGAGTAGAAATTATTTCTAATATTTTTCTGTAATCAAAATTAAAGTTTGGATGTGCTAAAAGATGAATCTCTAACTTTCCTTCATCTCCTATAACTATTTTGCCATTAACAATCTTATCATTAAAGCTGTTTTGTATTAATTGTTCAGGAGAAACAACAACATCAGAATTAGGTGTATTAGATATAAATTCTACTACTACATCAGCCCCTACAGTCTTTAATACACGCTTTAATAATTCTTCATTAGCAAGATAATTATCATCATTAACTAATTCAATTACATCATCAATATTGAAGGATTTTTGAAGCATTTGCTTTAATAAATCTAAACCTTGTCCCTCTTCTTTTTTTTCTTGACCAACATCAGGTGGTGCTAATAAACCTTCTAGACCGCTAATACCACCTGCACCTCCTGCACCTCCTGTAGCGCCTCCAGTACCGCCACCTAATAGACCTGCTAAAGCGTCCATACCACCTCCAGGAACGCCTCCAGGACCACCAGGAACTCCTTCAGGCATTCCACCAGGCATACCAGGCATACCACCAGGAGCACCTGGACCACCTGGACCACCAGGACCACCTTGTCCTTCTTCTTGTTTAGGTGGTTCCCAATTTCTTAAACCAGAAAAAGGAACATCTCCCCAAGGAACAGGATCAAGTCCTTTTTCCATCCTTACTTCATTAATTGTTTTTACACCTGCATTAAGCATTCCTTGAACAGTTGACCACCATTCTTTCTCTTTTTCTAAATCATCTTCTTTAAACCACAATCTAATATCTCTTTGTGGCCTAAACTCATCAATAACTGAATCAAATCCTCTAGATATAGTTGCTAATAAAGGTTCCAATCCTTTTGCTTTAGTCATTGAAGCCATTACTTCTGCTGTCGCTCTATTTACATCTGAAGTTATACCTACATCTTGAGGAGAAACTTGATAAACAGCACATATTTTTCTTGCTACATATTCAGCAAGTTCCTTAAACTGCATATCTCTTCTTTTTCCTTTAAAGTCAATCCAAGTAAATTTTCCTCCAGATAAGATAGGAACTTGCGTATAGTCGCCCATCATTATTGCTTGAAGTTGCCTTTGAATAGATTCAAGCTGTTCACGACTTAATTGAGGATAAACGTCACCTTCTTTAACAGACGGAGGTTCTATTGTTATTATTCCTTCAGGAATAGAGCCACCTTTTCTATAATAATCAAGATTTCCTTTATCAATAAAAATATCTGATAATACAGCTTTATATAAAATTTCTAATGGAGGAATAGAATAGCCATACATATAAACATCAGGAGTTATATTTTGTCTAAATAAAATAATATCTTTTTTATCAATATATTCATTTACTATAGCTCCATCTACTTCTTGTACATAGTATTCAATTACTCCTGTTTCTTCATTTACTACAGGTTTTATTGTTGTTCCATCAACAGGCAATAAAGCAATTAATTTTCCTCTATCATCTCTTATTTTTAAAATTGCTCCTCTATCAATCGTCAATATATCGTCAAGAATCATTGAAAGTAAATATTCCCAATTATTAACCTCTGAAAAATATGGATCAGGTTTACTTAAGAAATCTAAAATATTTTTTGTATCTCTAATTCTATTTAAATAATACTCAATATGTTTCTCTTCAATATGCAAAAGTATTTCTTTTTCTCTTTGATTTAGTTTCTTTTTAAAATTTGAAACAGTAAAGGGTTCTTTATTGTCGCCAAATCTATACTTTCTGTAAAGTTTTAACAAAAATATTGAATCTGCTTCATCAATTGAAGGAAGATAAAAGAGAGATTCAGGTGAATATTCAAGTATCGAAAACTTAAAAGGAGGTTCTTGATTGCTGTAAGGAACTACTACTTTTTCTTTTTTGAGAACTTGATTGCGCCTAAAAATTATTATTGAATACACAACAGTTGAATTCCATGCCAAGGCTCTATAAGTAAGCAAAGGTTTAAAACCAGGATAATCTTTTCCTCTTCCTAAAGAAGTAGCTTGATTAACTCGTGAATTCAAATATATAACAGGCTTTTTTTGTCTATCTGGAGTTGTATTAATAATTGATTTAATTACATCTTCTAACATATCTCACCTAGTTTATAATAAGAAAATCTAATTTATAGAATACAAGATGTGAAGAAAAAAGGTTATTTATATTCTTAACAAAATAATTTGAATAAATAACTCTTTTAACAATTTCATTATTTTGCGAATCAATACTTATACCTAAAGTATAAGGCAAGCTTAAATTTGAAAACACTAATGTATCATTATCATAATTGTTTCCATAATAAAATAAAAACACCTTATATTTATTTCTTAAACTAGTACAAAGATCTGGATCATAGTAAATATTAAGGCATGTAGGCAAAAAAGCTTCATAAAATATAAAATTTATTATTCCTTCTTTAGTAACTGAATTTTCATAATAAGCAGTTATTGTTTCAGGAATTCCGCTTTTTAAATTAAATGACTTTGAAATGTCTTGATTTCTTGTAGAAGAAAAATAATCATTCTTTCCTTCTAAATAATTATTAAACGCATCATTTTTAAACTTTACATAATGTTCTTCTTTTACAAAAGGAACTCTAGACCTCAAAAATTTATAAAAATAAACATATACAGCATATATTACTACAATAATCGGATACAATAACTTTAAAAGATTATTATTCTTTTTCTTTGCATTTTGATATGCAGAAGTATTATAATTATCAAATTCAATTGTTATTTTTTGCTTCATCTATATTAATTATATCCTAAAGCAAGAAAAGAAGCTATTTTACAAGAAATATTATTTTTCCTTTTTCTCCACGCTTTAAAAATAAAGCATCTGTAATTATTAATTGTCTAGTTAGATAAGAAGGAAATCTTTCAATCTTTATATTGCCACAAGTGTAAAGATCTAAAGAAATATAATTTTCTTTAGGCCAAACATGAAAAGATAAATGTGATTCAGCTAATAAAAATACTCCTGATAAGCCTTGCCCGCCAAAATTAAACTCAGAATAATTTAAAATAGTTGCATTTATTTCTTTTAATCCTTCTTCTAAAAATCTTTTTATGCCAACAAAGTCATTTATAAATTCTAAAGTTTTTGATCTTGCTTCAAAAATATAATGATATCCTGTTGTTGGTACATATTTTATTTCCACAGATTTTTATTTTAACAAAATCTTTATACATATTAAGCAAAAGCATTGCCAGGGTTACCACCTGGTTCGTAAGGATTTGTTTCATCTCCGTCATATGATCCATCAATTTTAATAACTTCTATTTTATTTTCACTCTTTTTAAATCCTAAAAGCCTAGTATCAACAGTTGTTTCTATTTGTTCTTTATAAACTAGGTTTATGTCAATTTCTGAATTTATACAAAAATAATTGCTAATAACAAATGCTGGTTTTATTTTAATGGAATCACTTGCATACCATTGATCTATATCCGTACCAGATAATCTAGCAACTACATATTGTTTAGTCCCTGTATTTATTAAAAATGTTTGTTTTGGTATAAAATACTTTAATGTGCTTGGATAAGAAGAATAAGCATAAAATACTTTATTATTACTAAGAGGTGCGCCCTCAGTATCTAATGTAACATCAACAATAATATTTTTTTTATCGCTTTTTAGTGAGTTATTTATATTATCAAGAGTAGTAGTTAAATATTGCTTATAGAACCCTAAAAATGAGTGATCATCTAGACGATCATCAGTAAAATGATAACCATATTTTGAACATAAATCTTCATAAGTTTCTAAAAAGTTTACTAGACATGGAACATAAGATGTTTTTCTATAAATGCTTTTATAGTCAATTGATAATAAATTTACAATTTCTGCAGGTACAATATCATCTTGACCAGGCACAACATTTAAAATTTTAAAGGGAAATACATGCGGATGAAGAATCAATCCAAGGTTCTCAATAAAAACTCCAGACTCATTATATTTTTTAAATACATTATTGTAAAAAGCATCTATACTTTCTTTAACTTTATCACTTTTTATTGATTTTGAATATACAATAATACCATTGTCTGTCAACTCAAAAATCATTGGGAAATAAGATGTTACATATAAAAACATTTGCGGATAAACAAAAATTGTATCTCTTTTAGTATCTTTATAAGAAAATGAAGTGATAAATATAATGCTTTTTACAGAAAAATCATTTATAAAAAACAAATTTTTTTCAAGATCTGTGATATTATTTGAGATATTAAATGTCATCCTAGTATTTAATTCGTATGCTATATATACATTTTTATTTGGATCAGACGAATCAACTAAAAATACTAAATCAAATGCAGGTATAACATCAATTTGTTTTGTTACTGCATTATAAGAGTTGATATCCAAATTAAAATTTTGCCAATAAAAATTGCTGTAACTAAAGTATTTTTCATATTCCGAGTAAAAAATATCAACATTATTATTTAAAAATGAATTAATAAAAAACATAAATGTTGAATAAGAGTAATTGTCTATATTAAATAAATTGCTTAAAAATAATTTATACTCAGTAAATATATTTAAGTTATCTAAAGCATCTTTAAAGGGAGTTAAGGGAGTTAAAGTTTCTTTTGTATAAATAGATCTAACAAAATATAAAACATCAGATCCATTGATATTATCATTAACTAAAAACATCATATCTTCGTCAGTAATATGATAACCAGATAATGTTGGAAAATTTGTTAACAATTCTTGTTCTAAAACAGATTTAAATTCGCTAAATCCAGTAAAACTTTGTAATCTAACTAAACTTGTAGTGGAATCTGGATAATATATACAATTTAACGTGCTCTCATCAACAAATTCAAATGGAAATATAATATAAACAATACTACTTGAGTGATTATTGAAATAATAATTATTTATCACCCAATTTCTTAAATTTGAATATGCGTCATCATTAAAAAATATGCTTCTATCTCCTGATCTATCAAACGGATAATCTACAAAAAATCTTAATGTCCAATAAATAAACGCTCTACCTATCTTAATTGATTTTAAATTAAAGTTTTCATACACTAAATTAAGTGTAAACTCTTTTTGTCCATTAACTAAAATGTCTACTATATCTTGTTTTGTTAAACCAGTTAATAAATTATAAATTTGGGGATAAAAATTTTCTATAAATATTTTTGCTGGTAAAATTTCTCCAGAATCTAACTTTTCCTGCAAAAACTCAATCTCTCCTAACTTTGCATCTGAAGTAGAGAAAAATTCATAGTCTAGCGTGTTAATTTGCTTATTAGTAAAATAATTGTAATATTTGTTAAATTTGAAACAAACTTGGTTTATTGTATTATTTAATAGATCAAGGGTGCATAAATCATCTGCAGAACCTGTAGAACTAAATATTTTAAAAATTTTTGAATTATCTAAAGTGCTAGTACGCATATTAATATATTGATTGTGAAGCAAAGTATAGTTTTCTATATTAAACTTTAAAAAGTCTGTATAAACTACGTCTTCATACGGGGTTAGATCAACTATTATATCTCCACCATTTAGCAAATCAATATTTTCTTTATTTTGTATTAATGAAAATAAAAAAACATCTTTTATGTCGCTAGTTTTAAATTCTTTAAAATAATAGTCATAGGTTGTGCTATTGAGAACATCAAACTGACTTTCTTTATTAAACAAAGAATATTGCATTCTTACAGAAAAAGATACTGGCAAATGTAGGGTTATAAAATAATACTCTTTTTCTGATGATTTTAAATTGTAATCAACATGGTTTTCTGATCTACTATAATTATAATTACTGTCTTTATAATCTATACCAAAAACTTCTAATGAAATAATCACAGAATGACTAAATGTTACATACAATACCTCTGGCTCATTATAAATATTTTTTAACACTTCTACATCTGTTATACTTGTTTTTACAAATTGAACATTAGATAAAATTATAGTTTTAGAGTAATAATCTGAGTTTAACGAAGTGTTTTGTAATATTATATTACCAATAAAATTTTTAAAACTAGTAAAGTTAAAATTGCTTATAAGTGTATTACTAGCAAGCACTTCATAGTAGGTATACCCTTGAATAGAATTATCATATAACGCAATAATAAAAGATGGAAAATATTTAACATATCCGCCAAAAGCATTTGATACTATATTTAAGTTATTATTAATTGGTCCTTCTAAAACACTACTTGATTTTTGATTTAAATAACCTTCATAAACATTAATTAAATAAATCTTTAAATTTCTATAGTCATTATTATCTTCTATAAAACCATCATAAATTAAGTTTACTTCTGTATTATAATTGCTAAATAAACTAATACCTATATCTTGCTCTGAATCATCTTGTTTGGTATAACAATATTGAGAATCCAATTGAGAACCCATAATTATATATTAACAAAAAAATAAGCCTAACCAATTTTTGGTTAGGCTATTTATTTTATTTACTATTACTCTACTTGTTCAAACTCAAAATTACGCAAAGACTTCCTCAAAGTCTTAAGTAAATTTTGTAGTTCAAGTGAGTGCTTTCTGGTAGCACTCAACCCTACCTTCTTACCATTAGCCAGCTTCTGTGCAGACAGCAACAGAAGCCTATATTCTTCTTCTAGTCTAACAAGAAGATCTTCAAGTTCTTTTAGATGATTATCATTCAACTTATACTTCATACGTTCCTCCTATAGAACAAAAGTATCCTCTTCTTCTTCTACCATCACATCATTTGGCATTACACTACTTGACACTACATTGTTATCATTATTAGGTTCACTATTTAGCTCACTAAATTGTCTAGCTACTTCTTCATCCCTCAAATCGGCATACAAGAAATCAGCAATTACAGAAAATCGTCCTTCATACACATCAAGAATGCCATCAACCATAATCTTTTGTCCAACCAAATCTCTGGACAAAAGATATCCACGATTCTTAAATACTGTTAGAAAGGTTCTAGTTACCTTAACATTCTTAGAATCCAACATTACACGATAACGTTTGTCATATTCATAAACACCTGAAACAATTCCTGTCAAGGAAACAATTCTACGCTCCTTTTGAGGAGTCTTTGAAAACATTACATGTGTAGGATACACGAAATCTCTTGTTTGTCCATTAGAAAGCATTCCAATTACTAGTACATACAATTCCTTTCCATTTAGATTTTGGAACTTATCAGGTGTAAATTCCTTTGTAAACTCGACAACAAATTTCTTGTCGTCTACAAGTACCTCAAAGTTCCGTCCATTAACCTTTCCCAACTTACCTGATAGTATGGTTGTGTTCTTGTCAGTTATCATGTCAGACAACCTCCACAAAATAAGTATACCACAAATTCCTCAGTCTGTCAAGAAATGTAGCCTGAGGATCCAAAGCCTTTGTCTTTTCTTTCTGTATTAAAAAACTCATTATAAAACCTTTCCTTATCTACATACTCAAGACATATTTCACCTCCTATGTTTCCAATAATGACAAGTTGAGCAATCGCTTTGTCTGTTGTCAATTTATAAATTCCTTTTTTATTAAAAATAAGACCTACCTTAACAGGACCTCTATAAGAAGAATCAATTACTCCATTAAAAACATTGATTCCGCTCTTAAAAAAGTTTCCACTACGTCCATGAACGATACCATGAACATGTGAAGGAAAAGCAAACATATAATACGTATCTACAAGAACAATAGAAGGCTCTTGTTGAACAATTACAGTAAGATTTCCTTCATCATCAAACTTAATATGATAATAATCATTAACTCTATCGTAAAAATCAAGGGCGTTGTTTAGTGAATTACTAAGATCTGGATACAAATCTATACCAGCATTGTTCTTATAATCAAGTTTTAGATCTAGTGCCTGTTCGTTAGTCTTTGTGTAGTAAATCTTAAGCATCTCTTACCTCCTAAACACATAATAACACAACACCAATCATTTGTCAAGCAGTCGCATTAGCATTCTCTCCAGCTCCTTTTTTCTATTTTTTGATTTTTGATAATTAATTAAAATATTTAAAGCCTCAATAACTTTATTCTTTTCTTCATCTGGAAGATTATTTATGTCTTCTTTACTGATCCTCATTGAATCAACTAAATAATTTTTAAAAGCATTATAAGTTACAGGAGCTATATTCTTTACAAAGTGCTCTATCGCCAAGGCAACTTCTCTGATTTCTTTTTGAGCGTGTTCATCAAGTCTGAGTTTTAAAAAGTTCATTAAATTTCTTAAATCTTGTTTGTAATAAAATTGTGTAAATGTTCCTAAAGGAAGAACTGATCTAGCTAATTCTTTTGTTAAATTTTTTTCTTCCAACAGCTTTTTATAAGTTTCAAAAGAAATTTGATTATTATTTTTAACCAAATCTATTACTTCTTTTAAAACTTCATCGTTATTTACAAGTTCAGATTCTTGATTATTAAATGAAGAATCAACTCTATATTCATTAGGGACAAAAAACTCTTCTTCATATTTTGTATATCGGCCACTTATCTCATTAAACGAAGCAGTTCTATGTCTAAACATTTGCCTGGCAACAAAAATTGGCACTTTAATGATAAAAATAAATTCAACCATTTCAAATGGCGACATGTGTTCATTTCTAATCAAATACTTAATTAAGTCTTCATCTGATCTTTTCTTTTTGCCGCCATAAGATACACGAGCAGCATTCACAATTGTTTCATCTGAACCCATAAAATCTACCAACTGAACAAATCCGCCATATGAAAGATTTACAATTTCACCCTTCATAATTAAACCCCGTTCTTCCTCATATTTGAATTAATCTGATCTAGCCTAAACTTCACAGAATAATGAAGAACTTCCATTACTTCATATAAGCCTTCTAAATAATGTAAATAAGCTTTATATATTTCTATTTTTCTTGTTAAATTCATTATATTTTCATCTATCGCAACTAAGCTTTCAATTTCAGTATTTGTTACTTTTTTACCTGTAACAGATTGAATATTATTTCTTATTTCTATTGACAATTGAGCAGATTTTGTTTCTAATTCAACTTGTTTAGAATGCACAACAGCTTCTACTAAACTTTTTTTGTAATTAATATGATCAAGCCAAGATATAGTAGTAAATAAAGCTTTTGATAATTCTTGAGGAGTAAAAGAATCAACAACAGAAAAATCAATAAATCCACCACTATCCATAGGAAGACTTAAAGAATTAGCTATATCAGAAGCATTTATTTTATACACTTCATTTATTTCTTCAAACAATCTATTAAACACCTGATAGCTCATAAGCAACCTCCAATAATAGGCTATCAAACTCTTTCTTTAATGTCAATATATCAATGCCAGAAAATCTAATATTATCTATCAACATAGATACTTTATTTTTTAAAGTAAATAAATTCTTTTTTTCAAAAAACATTTCTAATATTGTAAAAGACCAAGCAAATATAAATCTTTCATCTTTAAACCATTTTTCATATACATTAAAGCCATCTTTATGTCTTATTTTATGATGATACTCACATAAAGGAACTGCTGTAAAATCAGTTACTCTTTTAAATCCAGAAAAACATTCAGACAAATTTTCATGATGAGCAATCAAAGTATTTTTTAATTCATTATTCACTTCAATATCTACTCCAGAATAACAAACAATGCATTCAAGTTCGTGAAGATATTCTAAATATTCTTTTTCTAATTTCTTAAATTTTTCTTCTTTCATCAAATTTTTTAAATCAAAACATTTTTTATTCATCGTCCTCCTCAGATAAAGTAGTAAGATCAACTGAACCAATTTTTTCTCTAATCTTCTGTTCTAATAGGTTTCTATAATTTTCATCATTCATTATTTCTTCAAGCATAGATGAAGAACCATGAAATCTTTTTCCAGTAACTGTATCTGTATACCAAGCACCTGCTTTTTCCACTAACTCAAGTCTTTGAAGCAATTCTACATAGTCAATTGAATAGCGTCCATCATAAAAAAGCAAAAATTTAGCTTTTCTTTGTGGTGGAGCAAATTTATTTTTCTCAACTGTTACCGAAATTTCATCTCCAACAGGAAATTCATCACCTTTAATAGGACGCTTTCTTGTATTCATGCGAATAGAAGAAAAATACTTCAAAGCACGTCCTCCAGGAGTAGTTTCTGGATTGCCATAAGTACCAATTTTTTCTCTAATTTGATTAATAAAAAGAATAGAAGACATATTTTTTCTCAAAACAGGAATAATTTTTGACAATGCATTACTAAGAACTCTTGCTCGAACGCCTACATGAGTATCGCCATATTCACCAGCACTTTGCGAAACAGTAGGAGCAGCAACTACAGAATCATATACAACAAAACCAATACCATTTGTAATTAAAAATTCCATTTTATCAAGAGAATCTTCTAAAGAAACTGGATTTATTACTATCAAATTATCAAGATTAACGCCCAAAGTTTCAGCCCAAACAGGATCAAAAGAATTTTCAGCATCAATAAAAGCACATGCTTTTCCTGCTTTTTGCATTTGAGAAGTAACAATCAAAGATAAAGAAGTTTTTCCAGAAGACTCTTGTCCATAAAGCTCAAAAATTTTTCCTAAAGGAAGCCCACCAATTCCTAAAGCAACATCAAGAGTAAGAATTCCAGTAGATACAACAGACTCTTTGCTATTTTTTAAATCACTAGCTAACTTTATATCTTCATCACCAAACTTCTTTTTAAATCTCTTAAGTACATCATCAATCATTATTTACCTCCATAAACAAAAGCTTACCTTCCTTTTCAAAATAAGCTTTTGTATCTTCATACATTTTTCTACCTTGAGCACGTATAGATTCTAACGCCCTTTTCACATTATCAGAATTTCTTAACCTAAGCTCTTTTTGATCTTGTACAAAAAGCATGTCTTTAACAAACCACAAATACAATCCGATGCCATGATTAGCAGCTGCTCTACGAATAGCATCAGTTTCAGCACTTTTTGGATCAAGTTTTACATCTTGTTTACGCAATTTATCTACCTCATCATCATAAGTTAGATATGAAGAACCTGTACCAGTCATAGAAATGCCCATTATAGTCAAAGTTACAATTGCTGTATGTCCTGCAAGTATATGTTGATTTCCAAAAGAAATTTGTAAAGGTTGTATTTCAGTCTTTAAATTCCATAATCCAGGTATCATGCTATTAAGACGATATACAATATACCTCACATCTAAATAAGGTACAGCCAAATACGAACCATTAGGCATCTTCCTGTCAAGCCTAAAAAGTATCGCATCATCTGGAAATGGTTTTGTTAGTTCAATTCTTACTCTAGCCTTTTCAAGTTCAGTCATCACATCCTCCTTTTATAAGCTTATCACATAAACTTCTAAATGTCAATCATCCTCTTCATCTTTTTTATTATTTTTGCCACTATTTTTCTTTTTATTTGAAAGTCCTAAATTAAATTCTTCAACATTAAATTCAAAGTTTCTAGTATCATAAGATACTATCGCTGAAAATAAAGGTCCATTTCTTTGTTTCTTTACAGCTAATTTTATATATCTTTTAACAATTCCTGAATAGTCATCTATTTTTTCATCTCTAACTGTTGAAAGCAAAGCAATCATAGATGCCGCCTGTTCAATATCACCACTTTCTTTCAAATCATCAATTTCAGGTTCTTCATTTAGTTTTCTTGACAATTGAGAAATTTCAATTATACAAGTATCTAACTCAATCGCCAAAGTTTTTAATTTTTGTGCAATTGATCCTATCTCAAGATGTCGATTTCCTGTAAATCTAGGATTGCTCATCAATTGAAGATAATCAATAATAAATATTTTTGTTCCATTTTCATATACGCTTCTTCTTATCAAAGATTCAATCGAATCTACATTTCCATCACTAGTAGAAGTAAAATATAAAGGCCAGCTCTTTATTGATTCAGTAGTTAGTTTAATTACTTCTAAATCATCTTCATCTAGTTGTTTTTTAAATATTTTATATGCAGGAATTTTTGAAACCATAGAAATTAATCTTCCAAAAATTTGAGCTTTTGTCATCTCAAATGAAATCATGTGTACTGGTGTATCTTCGATAGCATGTTGTAAAGCAATATGTATAGAAAGCAATGTTTTTCCTATACCTGGACGAGCACCAATAACAATTGTATTGCCAGGAATCATATCATACACATAATCATCCAATGAATGTCCAGAAAATCTAAAACCAAACCTATAGGTTTCTGGTTTATTTTGATCTCTAATAAATTCTTGATACATATCTTCCACGCTTAGAATAGACGTAGAAGATGTTGTGCCAATTGAAATGTCATCAATTATATCTTTAAGATTTTTGTATAAGCTATCTAAATCTTGGCTTTTAGATAAAGTAACTTTTTGTAGTTTATTAAGCGCTTTTTCACGCTTATAAGATTTTCTTAACCAATCAGCATATTGTCTTGTAATTTTTAAATCACTTTCATCTGGAACAATTTGTTCAAAAAGCTCTAAATCCTCAGAAGAAAGTAATCCTCTTGTATTTAAATCAGACAAAATAGCAGCAACTGGTTCTAAATAATGCTTAACTGAATACTCAAAAGCATCTGCAAAATATTTAAAATATTCTTTTTCTAAAAAATTTACATGTCCCAAAAACTTACTTTTATGTTTAATAATTGCAAATATTATTTCAAGCTCAATAAGATAACGATCTTGATCTTTTATTTCTTTAAAATCATTTCCACCCAAATTGGCAAGGTCATGCATGAGTCGATGCTACCACAAAGCCTAAGCTTATGCAAGTAGCTCCTTAAAATAAAACTTAATTCCAGGCTTTTCATAAAAAGAAATATCAAATCCTTCGTAAAAAAGTCTTTTATATCTAACTACATTTCCTTCCTTCTCCTTTTTTCTTCTAACAACAAACTTTATCTTATAACTAACAAAATTATTCAATATTTTTCTAAATTCTTCACTAAAATCAACACCAACTATTACTATTAGCAATTTATTTGTTTTTTTGTCTGTTGATATTATTACATCAAAATTATTTCCTGGATAATAAGTATCTAAAATCTTTTTTATATCTGCTTTTAATGAGTTTACTGTAGGCTCTTTAGCTTCTTTGGTCATTTTTTACCTCCAAAATCCCTCCTCGCTTGTCCTTGAAAGAACAAATCTAGCACGACTACGAAACTGATCTAAATTTGAAGCACCAACATAACTCATAGCAGATTGTAAATGATGAATCATACTTTCAATTATTTCAATCAACGGCTTCTTTTCACTAACTTCATATTTGTTTCCTTCAACATAACCACTCTTATTTTCTAGCTTCTTAGCATCTTCAGAGGCCATCCCATAATAAACATTTCCTTCCATTTCTTCACTAATAAACATTTGACCAGTCATTACTAAATCTGATAAGGCAACAGCTTTATTTAAATCACCATGACTTCTAAAGCCGCCATCAAGTATAGTTCCAAAATTATTAAAATCTTTAAAGCCAAAAATATCTTTAATTTCATTAAAATACGATCCTTCAGCAAATTCTTTATACATATTAATCAACATCATGTTGGGCATTCCTACACCTACATTCATTCTTGTAGTACAGGCACTACCACTACCAATTCCCAATTTCAAATAAGCATTATAAATTCCAGCTTCTTTCAGAACAAGCAAAGCATAAATTATAGACACTAAAGAGCCAAAATTACCCCAAACAATGCCAGTCTTAGTTAGTTTTGAAAGCTCAAAAATTCTTTTAGCTGCCAACCTAGAAGCACCATGAGCTACATCTAAAGAAATAAAAACTACATTATTAGTACTTAATAGTTCTTCTATAAGTTTTAAATCTGTGTTAACGCCAACAGAAACTGAAAATTTAAAATCTTTTAATAACTCTTTTACTTCTCTAAAATCTATACCTACTCTTGGATAAAAATGAAGAATAAAAATATCTTTTTCTTCTTTAATTTTCTTTAAGGAATTAATAAAATCTTTATTAAAAAACTTCATTGCAGCAGGCACAAATGGCAAAGATAAAGTAACTAAATTATCATAAACATCTCTAACTCTAGTCGAAGTATCAATAAAACTCCTACTTGAACCAGTAAAAAAGCTAGGAACTAAAAGATAATCTTTGAAACTATAAAGCAAGTGTTGATTGGACAAAATATAATCCTGTTGATAAGTTAAAATTCTCTCCTCGTATTCAGTTAACAAATTTTCAATATAATCAATTTCCTTTAATACCATTTAATACTAAATTCTTCACCCCCTCTCCACTCCCATTAATATAATACAACAGATCTGAAATGTCAAGCCTGTCAATAATGTGCTATAATCTAATCAATGAGGTCTGATTTGCAAAACTATATAAAAGGTGTTCAAGCAAAGCTTATTTTTAAAAATGAAACTGACAAACAAAGGGTTTTAGATTTGATGAGAAGATTTTCTTCTGCAGTAAGATTTGCTTATAATCGTCTAGTTGAAAATATCAATCCTAAGGAACTTTGGGTTGTTGATGGGCCTATTGGAAAGTTGTTTGATCTTGATAGCTACTATATTCAGGATGTTTTGTTAAAAGCAAGAACTACACTTGAATCTGTTAAAGAAAGAAATATTAATACTAAAAAGGTTGTTTTTGGAGGAAGGCAATTATTTTTAAACCTTCAAAAGAAGCACAATCCTAAGGTTAGGAGAAGGAGGTTGAAGGAATGGAAAGAAAAAAGACAAGGTTTAGTATATTGTAGAGGCAATAGCAAACTTGGAAATCCTAATTTGCGTCTTGTTATAGAAAATGGTGTTTTATATTTGAACATCAAGATCAGAAAAGGTGAATATGTTAAAGCTTTAATAAAATCTTCGCATCCTGATCTAAATGAGCTTGTTCAAAGGATGCTTTTGAATAAGTTTTACAATGTTGAGCTTAAGTTAAAGGACGACAAAATATATGCTAACTTTACTTGGTCTGAAGAAGCGCCTACTAAAACTTGTACTAAAGAGAATGGAATTTTAGGTGTTGATGTTAATGCTGATCCTTATCACCTTGCTTTAGCACTTGTAGGTAAGGAAGGCAACTTGAAACATTACTTTACTATTTCTTTAAGTGTTGTTGATCAAGTATCTAAGAAGGGTGCTAAGGAAACTTACTTGTGGATAATAGCGCATGAAGTAACTGACTTTGCTTTGTCAGCAGGCGTAGCAATAGCAATTGAAAAGCTTAAAAATATTAGGAAGTCAAAGAGAGGTGATGGTTCAGGTAGAAAGTTTCGTAAGATTCAGCACAAGCTTGCTTATAGATCTTTGTTAAATAAGATTCAAAGGCTTGCTATTAAAAAAGGAATTGAAGTTGTTCAAGTAAGTCCTTCTGACACTTCAACAATAGGCATGCTAAAGTATGCACCTCAACTTTCGCTTTCTAAAGATGTTGCAGCAGCTTATGTAATTGGAAGAAGAGGACTTGGTTTTAAGGAAGAGTTGCCTAAAAATTACGAAGCCTTATTAAGAAATCCTGACTTTATCAACAATGCACAAGCTTTCTACTTGAACTTGATTGAAGATTTAAAAGACAAGTTGAACAAACAAAAAAATCCTTATCTCAGAAATCGCCTTAATAATCAAATCTTAAAGTATCAAAAATTGCTTTCACTTTTAAGCTCTCAAAGTTCTTCAAGGAGTCGTACTAAGGTAACCTATGGAAGGAACTTGTACGACGCTAATCTTTGGAGGATTTTGAGAGTAGGTCTTTTTCTTCCTTTTCTTGGGTTTGAGGTGCCAAGAAATTTATCAAAGCTCAAGCCCATTCTGATAGAAGGAAGCTTCTATCAGAATCGTGGAGAAGGAAGAAAAAGTGAACCTAGGTCCTTATTACCGGGAAGGGCCGACACTACCAAAGTTGGTAGTGTGAAGGATTTTGCATGAACCGGTACAAGATAAGTTATTTCTTTAAGCATAAAACGCCCACAATTTATTCTAAACCAAAACATCCGAAATAGAAAGAAGTTTACTTACAGCCTCAAAAGTATCTTTTGCTCTAGGAAAAATTCCTTCGTTATAAGGATAAGAAACTAATACATAATTAATTTTATATCTTTTTAAATCAGGAACAATTAAAGGATTATCTTCTACGATTCCTAATGCATTTTCATTTTTTAAAAATTCATGTTTATCTTTTCTAAAAATTACTTTATAACCACCTAAACCATTTTTTTCTAACCACTTTTTTGTTGAACTAATTACAGCTTCAGAAGGTGTTCTGCTAGTTAAAAATCCGCCAAATAGATTGTTTTTATCTAAAAACTCTATAGCATCTAATGCTTTAGGCAAAATTTTTAAATTTAAAGTAAATTTTGGAGTATCAAAAAGATTTTTTAAATAAATTCTATCTTTCTGATCATACTCCTCAAATGTATATGTTTTTGGTACAGGAAATCCTAAATCTACTAAATATCCAACTAGATCTGCTACTACGCCATCTATATCTAAATAAACTTTTCTAGTCATATTCTTTTTTCAAGATTTCTTCAAACTCCTCGGCCAAAAAATCGTATTTAATTAAATCTATCTCTTTTTCAGAATCATGATTGGCTTCTAAACTATTATTGCTATATTTTCCTTGATTATCAATTTTTACAATAATACCACCTAAACTTCTAATCCATTCTGCTTCATTAACAAATCTTACGTCAGTAACTGCTACTTTTATATTTTTATTTATTCTCTCTAGAACAAGTGGCGTAGCAAGATCAGTCCAAAAAGTTGGAGAAATTTGTTTTCTAGCAACTTCAGTTCCAATTTGCTGCAATAAAATACGAACTAATGAACTTTTATCCATTGAAAATACTTCTTTATATACAGAAGCAAATAATCTAAATCTATCTTTTTCATTTTCTAAAGGAATAGAATTTAATAAATAATGACAAGCCAACACTTTAACTGGATCAGCTAAAGCTAGTCTAGTATAGTTATACTTAGATAAAACAGTACTAAAAAATTTATCTTTTCCTGAACCAGCTTTTCCCACTAGTCCAACTAATTCATACATAATTCACCTCGAAAAAAAAATGGCGGGGGATGCAGGACTCGAACCTGCAACCTAGCGCTTAGAAGGCGCTTGCTCTTTCCGCTTGAGCTAATCCCCCAAACACAAGCCTAGTATAACATAAACTAGGCCGTTCCGTCAAGTAGACTTGCTACTAATTTAATAGCATCAGAAGCACTTTCTTCATTAAATCCATATTTCTCAATTAAAAACTTTTTAGCTGCATCTAGTGCTTGAAGTTGTTCGTCATTGTGAACATAAGAAGTAATTGTTCCTCTTATAAAGTTAGCTTTATCTTCCATTACTTTTTTCTCAATAGCTTCCTTTAACTTAGGATTTACATCGTAATCAAATTCTTTTCCTTCTCTCATTAGCGCAGAAATTTTTATTAATAGTTTTGATCTAAAATCTCTAGCTTGTTCTTTAGTAATTCCTACTACTTCCTCAATTGATCTTAGATACTTTTCATCAAAATCAACATACTTTCCTGTAAAAGGATCTTTTATCTTTCCATTTTCAACGGAAGCAAAAGCATGTTCTACATATTTATCAAAATAAACTTTACATTCTTTCTTAAATGAAGATCCAATAAAAGCTTCAAACACAACACTCTTTATCCACTTATGATACTCTGGTTTATAAATTTCAATCAACTTTTCCAAAGTATCAGGATTTATATCAGAAGATTGTTTAGTTGATAATTCATAAAGCTCATTAACTGCATCATATGGCATTACAGAAGAATGTTTAGACATAGCAAAAGAAATTGCATCTACTGCAACTCTTGGCGAAATTCCTTTCTTTCCATCATTTGGATGCTTAGCAGCTTCCAAATCTTCTTCTCTTAATCTGTCGTCAAATTCATGATTGTAAAGTTTTAAAATATCAAGCATTGTATATCCTTTTCCTTTAGAACTCTCTTTTGTTCTATCTTCTTCTAGTCTGCTAAGAATTGAAACAGCTGCAACAAACTTTAGAGTAAAGGGAGCAATGTGAGATTTTGATTTCGTAGATTTAAGCATTTTTTGATAAATCTTTTCTTCGTTATTTAGTGATAAATTATATTTCCATTCAATTTCTCTAGTTCTGTCTTTAAAAGCTTCATTTTCTTTCTTGCCAATAAACTTTTGATATTCAGTATAATTTGTATGTGCAATCAAAACCTCATCTGCAGAAATAAGTCCAAATCTATCAACTTTAATCTGTCTTTCCTGTGCCAAAACTAGCAAAGGAAATAATAGATCTGGTTTAGCTTTGTGAATTTCTACAAACTCATGAAGACCTCTATTTGCATTAAATAAGGATCCATTAAAGTTCCAAGCTAGTGGATGTGAAAAGTCGCCATACTGTTGATAAGCTAAAAAGTTTTCAGTACCTACTAGTACTGATACATCCTGTGAATTGTAATCACCTGGAACAAATGTTGCAATGCCTTTTCTTTTAGCTTCAGAAAATACAAATCTCTCAATTTTTACTTCTTCAATGTTGCCATCATATTTGTGTTCTAAATTATATTGACATACTGGACACAAATCACCTTCTATTTCAACTCCATAAAGATCATAAACTTGTTTTCTTAAATGATGAGGAATCAAATGTAAAGGATCCTCTTGCATTGGACAGCCTTGAATAGCAAAAATCATTCCATCATCAGTATAAGAATATTCTTCTAATGTTCTTTTTAATAGATAAACTAATGTGCTCTTAGCAGTTCCTACTGGACCAACTAGTAGCAAAATTCTTCTTCTTACATCATGATTTTCAGATGCAGCTTTAAGAATTTTTAAAAATTCTTCTAATGCTTCATCTACACCATAAATTTCATCTGCTAATTTTGTTGGAATATTGTTTCTTTCTCCAAAATAATAAAGTGCATCATAAAGATATTTATGAGCACTTCTTGAATACTTAGTTGGATCTTTGTAGAAAAATTGTTCAAGCCACTCTTTAAAAGTTCCTTCCCACTTCGGTTCTTTTAATAGCTTCAAATCTAGCATCTTAGTCATATTTTATCACAAATTATCATTTCTCTTTAGGATTTGGATACCTTAAAATTACTGTTCCCTTCCAAACATTAGCTATATGCTCAACAGTTCCTTTTGCATAAGCTTCGTCTAAAGGAGTATCAGATGTAAGTTTTAATTCAAAATTTTTATTTTCTTTTGTAGGTAATGCTTTGGCAACTAACACCCATTTTTCACTAGATAAATGTGCTGGAATATAGTTATCAACATATATTCTAGGAAGTTCTTGATATGCATATCCTTGAACAAACATATTTCTTACATCTTCGTATTTTTCATATAAATCATCTAACTCATCTCTACTCATTTCATTTTTAAATTCATAAATTATTTTTTTCCAAACTTCTTTAGAGAAATAGGCATAAAATAATTCGCCATCGGAAATTGTTTTTACTAATTCTGGAATATTATAACCTTCTTCTTCTAATGCTTCTAAAATTTTTGAACCGAACCAATAAGGATTTTTTATGTCTGGATAAATTCCTATGTCAAGAAAAAGACTCTCAAAAAAATCTTCATTATTAAAAAACTTTAAGAATGTCTTTCTATGAGTCCAAGTAGCAAATCCTTCATGAACATACTTTAATCTAGCCCTTTCATATATATGCTCAGAAAATTCTTTTTCAATAGAAGCTAAATAACGTTCCCAATCTGATAATGGAGCATTATTAATTATATATTCAAATAAATCATCTTCCTTCTCTTCTACTATTTCTTGTTCTTCTAAAGCATTTTTATACACATTTTTTAAAACTGATTTACTAAGTAAGATTTTTTTATCTTTATTCTTAAAATTGATTCCGTAATTTTTTACAAATTTTTTAGAAGAGAATATATATCTTAAAGCATGAACAAATTCAATAAATTTATCAATATATTGCATGCCATACATACTTTCTTTCTCATAATATAAATCCAAAGCATGCCTTAGTTTTTGTAGAAGATCGCTATCAGAATTTTCATAAATCGAGTTTCCATAAATATGTGTATGTCCATAAACATGTGCAATTATAAACTTTACCTCTCCTTTCTTAGCAGTATTTAACACATAGGCTAAAGCAGGAGTAGTATTAAAAACAATTTCATAGATTTTAGAATGTTTGCTTTCTTTTTTGGCAAGAATATAATCTCTTCCTCTGCTCCAATGCGGTAACGCTAGAGGAAAAAGATAAGCTACTAACATTAAAATTCTGTCTTGATCAGCTTTAATAAAATCAGTATCTTTAGGATTTAATCCTAATTCATCAACGACAAATCTATAAATTTCCTGTGCATCTTTTTGATAAATATTATCAAAACCTTCTCTGTATTTAGTGAACCTATTCATCTTCTAATTCTTCTCCAAAAAAAGTTAATAAAGTTTTCTTTACATTATCAAATACCGATATTTTTACATTGTCTAATTTTCTTTTTTTTCTTTCTTGATCTAATATTTTGTCAAACAAAAAATCATAAAGTCCTGTATATAAATAATTTGAAGAATATGATACTTGTGTATATCCTATCATGTTAACAATTTTACTTAGCTTTTCTATATAATCTATAGCAACTATATTATCAGAAGTTTCATTTTCTCCGTCAGAAAAATAAAAAATATAAAAATTAGTTTCATTATCATCTATTTCTTTAATGTCTTCATAAGCTAACTTAAATGCAGAAGATATTCTTGTTCCACCTCCTGTATCAGCTTTGAAAAAGTTTTCTTCATCTGTAAAAAAGGCTTGTGTATCATGCAAAATAAACTTCAAATTAACAAAAGGATAATTTCTTTCTAAAAACTTTAAAATCCAAAAAGCTGCTGATCTTACTTTATATTTTTTCTCATCGCTCATTGAACCAGAAAAATCTCTAGCTAAGTAAATTACAGCCTTAAGAATAGGATTTTTTAAAATTCTTAAATCTCTATATCTTAAATCATCTTTTGTTAATCTTTTTCTCTTTAAAATCTCTTGTAATGTTTTTCTTCTGTGAATTCTTGATAAAGGACCTGTTTTAGAAATTCCACTAACTTTTATTTCTTCAACTTCTTCTCCTGCTTTTTTGGGTTTTAATTTTGGTAAACCTAAATGTTCAAAAATTAATTCTGCTAATTCTTCTACAGTAAATTCAACTTCAATTATATAGTCTGCACTCTCATCACCAGGTTGCATACCTCCTTTACCAGAACCAGACCCTTGCCCTGAACCTCCTTTAGAAGACTTATGAGGCTTAAAATATGGCTCTTCTAAAATAGGAATTTTTACTTTTATTTTTTTATCTGGATTTTCAAGTATATTTTCGTTAGCAACAATATAAGGAAGTTTCTTTTTTATAGTTTCATTTATTTTCTTTTTGTAAATATCTTCTATGCGCTTCACTTTAGAATTATTTTAGCAAAATTCATAAACAACATTTTTAATTTCGTGATTATAAATTTCTTTATTTAAAAAATAAAATGGTGCACCGGGCAGGCATCGAACCTGCGCCCTCCCGATTAAAAGTCGGGTGCTCTACCAACTGAGCTACCGGTGCATGTGGTGGGACGTACAGGACTCGAACCTGTAACCAACCGGTTATGAGCCGGTCGCTCTCACCAATTGAGCTAACGTCCCACACAACTTAAGCATAGCACATCTTCAACAGAATGTCAAGCCCTCACTTTCTATTAATTTAATAACAGCATCGACTTGACAAACAGCAATCATTTTGCTAACCTAAAGGTAGGAGGTGATTGTATGTACAAGGATTGGACAAAAGAAGAAACTGAAAAGCTAATAGAATTAAGAAAAAATGGAAAGAGTTGGTATGAAATATCTAATATTCTAGGTAGAACAAAAGAGGCTGTAAGAAGAAGATATCGTGATTTGATTGCTGAAAACAAAATCAGTAAAGAAGACATGCCTAATTTTAGAGAATTCAAAGAAATGATCGATAGACGTGGAAGAAAAATTACTTTTTGGACACAAGATATGGTAAAAGAACTGGTAAAAATGAAACTAAATGGACATACTTGGAAAGAAATTGGTAAAGCTTTAGGCGTTACTGCTAAAGCAGCTGAAGAAAAATATAGAGATGTAATTAATTCTAAACTAAAAGATGTTTTATATTTAAGTGAAATTTTTGCTACTCAAACAAAAAATTATAACATTTCTAATGAACTTATAGATGCATATCGTCATGCTACTTCAGCACTAATAAATAAACCTTACAACGACTCCATTTCAAATATTTTGGCCGCAGAAAAATACTTCTTAAAATACAAAAACAAAAATGGATTTGTTGAGCTAATTAAAACAATCAAAAATTCAAAAGATGTTGCTTAATGAATAATAAAATAGCAGGCACTAAAAAGTGCCTGCTATTTTATTTAGTTACTTTTATCTAGAATAAGCATCAGAAACCCAGCCAATTATATTTCCTGAATTGTCATATACAGGAACAGCGCCATAAGGACCAGTTACATAAGACTTGCTATCTGGATAAGCTTTTTGAGCTTCCATTACTACATAGTCAAATGTATCGCCAAACCTTACAGGAACTCCAATTGCTACGCCATTTGTATCTACAAGAACAACACCGTCAGAATAATTGCTACCTTGGAAAGCTAGATATACTGTTACACGTTGTTTCTTGCCAGGAGCTACTTCTATTTCATAAGTAGAAGGACGGAACCAATCTTTTAAACCTTCAGAAAGAATTTGATTAGCTAAATTTTTAAAATCATTTTGAAGTGAAGGATTGCTGGGGTCAATATATGTATTGGCTAACCTTTCTACTGCATTAGCAACCATAACATTAAAGTCAATTAATCTTTCTGGTCTGCCGATTATAGTATAATTTCCGTTCAAAGGCTTTTCTAGCGTTGCGGTATATGGGAAGAATTCTAAACCACAAACATCAAGTACAACATCTTTTACATTTCCTTTTGCTAATACATCAGAGAAAGCAAATAATCTTTCATCATCAAGAAGAGGACGACCATCATGACTAAACTTGTCATTAAGGTCAAATCTTAACCAAATATCACCATTATCAAGCTGTTCTACAGTAACCAAATTGCAAAGCTTCTTAGCTGCCCAATAACCAAAAAGAGATTTTGGATTTGTTAAATATTCAACAAACATATTGTCATTAAAATTAGTAGGATCAGCTGCAACATCTGCCTTTAATAAATCAAAGAAATCATAGAAAGCAACTGCATAATAATCATGACTTGCTAATCTATAATCACCTACTCTAAATAGAAGAATAGGCATTACTCTAGCATCTTCATAAGCCTTTACTAATTCATATGCACTTAAATCAACATTGGCATCAAAAACTGGAGAAGAAGTAGTGGCACCAAAGACTAATCTTAAAGATTTTCCTACTGTATATCTATCGTCTAATTCAGAAGGAGAAACAGCTTGAAACTTAATAGAGTTAGTTGTAGAGTCCCAAACAGGAACTACTTCTGTACTAATACCTCCATAAATAGCAGGGTTCAAAAATATATTTACTTCTTTGTTGTCAGATGCTCTTACAAAATAAGAATATCTTCCACTATAAGAAGCGACTGCCCATTTAGCTCCTAAGTATTTTACGCTATATCCTTGTCCGGTCATAAAGTTATATTACCTCCTCTAACCATTATAAATTTATCTTTTTAATATTTTAGTTCATATTAAAGAAAAACTTATTCTTACGGGTGCTCTTCTTGAAAAAATCTCCTCCCAATAGCTTAAATTTACATTATTATCTTCTTCTGGAGATTTTATTTTTATGACTAATTCTTCTACAAATTCACTATTTAAATTTTTTTCTCCTTCTTCATCAAAATACTCTTTATCCTCTATATAAGTTCTTGCTGAAACTATAACTTCTGCTGTACTAAAAGAAAAATAAATTTCGTCTGCAATTTCTTCTAATAGTTCGTTTAGTGAAGAGTACTTTTTATTTAATTCTTTAAATAGCCACTCAGTACCTTTATCTATAACGAAATAATTTAAATCTTCTTTATTCTCATATATCTCTATTTCTACATTGTCAAATAAAAAGTTTACATAATTTTTAATATTTTCTGAGTTATTTTTGTCTTTCGTATGAATAGTAAGTTTTAAACTATTTCCTAAATTTTCTATTTTTGTCAACTTAGAATTATTACTTTTCAAAAACCTTTTTAATGTGTTTAAATAATTGTGAAACTTATTTACTTCTTGTTGTTTTCTTTTGTTCTCAATCTTTTGGACCATACTCATACTCACCAGTAAAAGGATTTTGTCTTAGTACCCAATCCTCTGGAACGAATTCATATCTATTTTTAAAATGATTCCACTTTTCTACCAAATTTTTTCCTTTCTTTGAATATTGACGAAGATTAGGCGAATATTCTAAATCTTCTTGATAGCCAAATTCATACTTTCCTGTGTATTCATTTTGAACAAGTTGATGATCTTCATTAACAAGCTCATACTTCATTGTGAAAGGATTATATTTGATCGGCATATCTTACCTCCTTGACCCTAGAATAGCACTTATCGTTCTTCTTGTCAAGCCCTACTACAACCATATAGGCAACTCCTCAAGCATTCGTTTCGTTAAATGAGGGACTACATCTCTATATAATTCTTTTACATACTTTTGAACCTCCTGAGAATTAAAATATTTAACTATTTCTTCTTCATTTATATCTTTCTTTTTAATTAAATGAAATTCTTCTCTCCAAGGATAACCTTTTTCATCAAATGCTGCTACAACTTTTGTTCCTTTAGTATGCGCAACTACAATATGAGGAATTTTGTAAAATGATCTTATTTTTTCTGCATCTTCTTTTAACATCCAAAGCTTTGAATAATTATTTTCATAATCAATATAGTTCTCTTTTAAATTTCTTCCCGTTAATATAGGAACTGAATTTTCAAAATATTCATTTTTTACAAATTCACTCTTTTTAAACTCTGTACTTCTAGCTGCAAAATATATGTCAAAAATATCTTTAACAAAGAGATTTGACTTTTTAAAATTTTTAGTTTCTAAAGTTTCAAACCTTATCCAATCTCCATTCCAATCTCTGTTCTCATATAATTCTTTAACTTTAGCTACATTATTTTCTATTTTTGCTTCATATAATTTAAATCCTCTTTTTCCTTTTTTAAAATTAATTACCACTACATTTACATTTCTATCAAAAATCTTACCAAAATAATAAATCCTTAAGCTTCCATGCTTAGCTAAAAATTCTCTTAATAAAGAAAATTCATCTAAAACAAACCAAGTAGCCGGAACAATAAAAATTAACTGACCATTATCATTTAACAAATGAATTGATTTTTCTATAAATGCAGCATAAATATTGTATTTTCCTTTCCAGGTAGTAATTATAGATTTATATAAATTTTTAACTTTTTTTAATTGATGAATTGGATATTTTGATGAATCACCTATTATTCCATAAGGAGGATTTCCAATTATCAAATCAAATTTTTCATTAGCATTAAAAAGTATAAAATCATCTAAAATTCCTTTGACCCAATAAGGAACATCAAAAACTTCTTCGTCTATTTCTACACCCCAAAACTCATAATCAGTTCCTAACTTTTTCCTAAGAGTAGTAAGAAATGGCGCAAAAGCACACCCTGGCTCTAATATTTTCCCTTTGCTACTTACTTCAACCAAATCAGTCATGAAATCAATTATTTCAGGTATCGTAAAAATTCTTCCTAAATTCCTATTCTCTGTCATAATTTAAGCAGGTAAAGCCTTAACATTGCTCATCTTCTCTAACAAATCCTTAGCTTCCTCAATATCTTCTAAATTTCCTTCAGCTAAAAGTTCTAAAATATCTTCATCTATATCCAATGCTATCGTTTGCGCATTGTCTTTAAGTAAAGTTTGATAAATAGTTATAAATTCTCCAATGATAGTTTTTGAAAAAAAGTATAGCGACTTCAAAGCTTCTGAAGATAAAGTTAATCCTTCTTCTTTACTAAAAAGTTCTTCTATTGTGCTAATAAAATTTAAAAAATCTTCATTCTGAAGTAGCGGAAATTGTTGATAAAGCGATTCCTTTAGTTCATTATTTTCTATAATTCTTCCTACTAAATAAAATCCTAAAAGATAGCCCATCAAAGCATTAGCATATTTATCAATTTGTTGATTAAATTCTTCTTCTTTTTTAGGATCTGAAAATTTTAGAAGAGTAATTTTCATGTCTTTATTTATAATAACATAACTTTAACTCTTTTTCAAGAATTTTTCTGGACCAAAAGAATATTCTCTTTGTTTTTCTTCTTCGGCTTTTAATTTGTGTTGTACATAAGTATCTACTATTACTGAAATTTCATCTGTAATAAATTTTAATTCTGAAATTAGTTCCCTATGTTCACGAATTGATGTCGCATTATCAATTTTTCTTCTTATCGGATCGATAAAAAATAAATTTATATAGTACAATAAATCTTCTTCTACCTTATCGCTTCTTCTATCTATTATTGAAGTATCAAAATAATATTCACAAACAACTATTATTTTCTTTTCGCACAAAAACTTTAAATGATTTGATATTATAAGTATTATATTTTTTATGTCTGAATGCGTTATATCAATCATTACCGGTTTATGTAAAATTCTTTACACTACCAATTTTGGTAGTATCGGCCCTTCCCGGTAATAAGGACCTAGGCTCACTTTTTCTTACTTCTCCACGATCCTGATAAAAGTTACCTTCTATCAGAATGGGCTTGAGTTTAGATAAATCTCTTGGCACCTCAAGCCCAAGAAAAGGAAGAAAAAGACCTACTCTCAAAATCCTCCAAAGATTAGCATCGTATAAGTTCCTTCCATAGGTTACCTTAGTACGACTCCTTGAAGAACTTTGAGAGCTTAAAAGTGAAAGGAATTTTTGATGCTTGAGGATTTGTTTGTTAAGCTGATTTTTGAGATTAGGATTCTTTTGATTGCCTAACTTTTTCTTCAAGTCCTCAATCAAGTTAAAGTAAAAAGTTTGTGCATCGTTAATGAATTCAGGATTATTTAATAAGGCTTTATAATTTTTAGGCAACTCTTCTTTAAAACCAAGTCCTCTTCTTCCAATTACATATGCTGCAGCAACATCTTTAGAAAGAGAAAGTTGAGGTGCATACTTTAACATTCCTATTGTTGAGGTGTCAGAAGGATTTACTTGAACAACTTCAATTCCTTTTTTAATAGCAAGCCTTTCAATCTTACTCAACAAAGACGCATAAGCAAACTTGTGCTGAATACGACGAAACTTTTTACCTGAACCATCACCTCTCTTTGACTTCCTAATATTTTTAAGCTTCTCAATTGCAATTGCAACACCAGATGACAAAGCAAAATCAGTTAATTCATGTGCTATCATCCATAAATAAGTTTCCTTAGTACCCTTCTTAGGTACTTGATCAACGACATTCAAAGGAATCGTAAAATAATGCTTCAAGTTTCCTTCTTTATTTACAAGCGCTAAAGCAAGGTGATAAGGATCAGCATTAACATCAACACCTAAAATTCCATTTTCCTTAGTACAAGTTTTAGTAGGTGCTTCTTCAGACCAAGTAAAGTTTGCATATATTTTGTCATCCTTCAACTTAAGTTCAACATTGTAAAACTTATTTAAAAGCATCCTTTGAACAAGTTCATCTAATTCAGGATGCGAAGATTTTATTAAAGCCTTAATATGTTCACCTTTTCTAATTTTGATGTTCAAATATAAAGCACCATTTTCCAATAGCAAGCGTAAATTAGGATTTCCATATTTACTATTGCCTCTACAATATACTAAACCTTGTCTTTTTTCCTTCCATTCCTTGAGCCTCCTTCTCCTAACTTTAGGATTGTGCCTCTTTTGAAGGTCTAAAAATAATTGCCTTCCTCCAAAGACAACCTTTTTAGGATCTATATTCTTTTCTTTAACAGATTCAAGTGTAGTTTTTGCTTTTAACAAAACAGCTTGAATATAATGACTATCAAGATCAAACAACTTACCAATAGGTCCATCAACAGCCCAAAGTTCTTTAGGCTCAACATTTTCAACCAAACGATTATAAGCAAACCTTACAGCAGAAGAAAATCTTCGCATTAAATCTAAAACCTTTTGTCTGTCAGATTCATTTTTAAAGACAAGCTTTGCTTGTAAACCTTTTATATAACTTGCCAAATCAGACCTCCTAAAAACATTATAGCACGTATTTGTTAAACCTTACATTTTCTGCCCATTTCAGTATTATAATCTAGGTGAAGGAATTTGCAAAAAAATGGTATGAAAAATTTAACGTGAACCAGTAAATCTGCAAGCAATGCTATAATTGCACTCTAAACAATTTGGACCAATTTTTTTAGGAAAAGTATTTGTTTCTATTGACTTTAAAAGTTCAGATAAAGTTCTATTTAACAATCTTCTTTCTGATGAAGATTCATCAAACTTTTTCAACGTCATAGAAAAATTGTTAAAATTAAGTTCATAAAAATTGGGATAATAATTTAGATTTTCTATCTTCTTTAGGAGTGCTGAGTAGAAATAAAATTGTATAGACATTATTGAACTATTTGAAGAACTTTTATTTGTATTCTTTAAATCAATTATTGCTACTTTATTATATTTCTTATCAAAGACTACTAAATCAACAAAGCCAATCAATCTTATATTACGTTTAGGCAAATTTAATTCAAGCTTTTTTTCTATTTCCTTTACTTCAAATCTCTCATTAAATGAATCGAGTTTTTTCTTTAGCTCGCTCAAAAATTGAATTATAGTTTCTTTATTTTTAGTGAGAATATAATTGTCAATTTTATCTTCTCCTAATACAATTTCTTTAGAGCTGAGCAGTTTTTCAAATTCTGCAAATGAATTTTCTATATTTGGCTCTTTAAATAAAATCCATCCTTGATTCCATTCTGCAAACACAGAATAAAAAAGATGATGATATATTTGTGATAGTCCTTTTGAATTGCGACTAGAGTTAGTCTTTTTTACATTATTAACTTTTAAGTAAACATTATGCGGACAAAATATGTAGCCCTTTAAAACAGACGGAGAAATAATAAACTCCTCAGATAATATATTCTGACTCATTATTTTCCTCCTCAAACTTTTCTTCTTCCTCAGCTTTTTCTACAGCTTCTATTGTTCTTATACCTAATCTTTTAGCTACAATTGAACTACGATCAATTTTTTCTTTTACTAAATCATCTAAATTATATTTTTCTGGAGATATTTCTAATAACAGACTATATGACTTGTCATCTAAACTATCTATTTCGCCAATTAAATAACTAACTATAATCTTAGCTAATTTAGACCTAAAATTGTATTCCTTTATCAATCTAATTTCTTCTTTATTATTTGGCTCATTTTGTAAAACGTAAGCTAAATGTTTCAGAAGCTTTCTTTCTTTAGGCGATATATAATCTATATCTTTCAACGTTTCATTCGTTATGTTTGTTGTTTCCTTTGCGAGCGCAATATCTACTCGCTTAATCAGAAAATTGATTGGATATTTAGACCTTTCACATAGCCTAAGCATTAAATTATAAGCATGTGTATTTTCTTTGTACATCTTAAAATATTTAAAAAATCTCCTTATCAACTCTTCCCTAAAAATATCAACAGAGGTATTTTTGGGAAATTGTTTTTGAAGTTGCGATAAATGATAATTTATATAAAAATCATACATATTTTTATAGCTTAAAGACTTGAGAAAATCTTCAACTTTGATTTCTTTTAAAACTTCATCTATATCTTTAGTGTATTTATGAAAACCAAAAATTGGATTAAAGCTAGCTCGATTAGAAGAAATTATTGTCTTTGAAAAGTCAACATATGCTGAAAGTCCAGCATCATCTTGATCCATCAAAAATCTAACAGAACCAAATTTATTAAGAAGATTTATCTGTTCTATTGATAAATTTATACCCAAAATTGCTACAGCAGGAATTCCTCTGCTAAGAAAAGCGAGCGCATCATACACACCTTCCACAACAAATACATAATCAATTTTATTCTTAAAAGCTAAATTGTATGCTTCATCATAAAACATCAAAAATTCTTTTTTAGGAAATCTATTAAACAAATACTTAGGAACTTTATTATTAACATCTCTGCCTACAAAACCAACCAATTTTTTGTTTGAAATTATAGGAAATATCACTCTGTTAACAAAAGGAAAATAATATTTGCCATCATAGTTTCTTTTTAAAATCAATAAATTCATCAATGCATCTTGTATATTGGCACTTTTTATATCTTCAATTAGTTTGTTTGAAGCTTCTAATGAAATATAATGTGAAGGATAATTTATGTTAACTCCTAATCTTTCAAAATTATATTTTTTAGCAAATTCATCGTCTGAATGCTTTTTTAATAAATCATAAAAAACATCTATAGCATTTACTTCTTTTTTATATCTTTTGTTTTTTAGTAGTTCTTTATAGCCATACTTTTCAGCTAAAACTAAATCAACTTCTTCTATTGGAACATTTTCTATGTAAGAAATAAATTGATAAACATTTCCTCCTCTACGACAGCCAAAACAATAAAACACATTTAAATTTTCATTAATGTGAAATGATGGTGTATCTTCATCATGAAACGGACACAGGCCATAATATTGACCATTTCCTCTACTCCTAAGAACAGTAAATTTTGAAGCAACCTCATATATGCTTACCATGTCAATATGGTATCACGACTCCCACAGTAAGTCAACTTTGCGTAAAAGAAAACTCAGTCCTGTCAAATATTATATCTTCAGCCACTTCTTGAGGAGAAACGTAACAATTGTAGCATCTTGGTTCATAAGTTACATTCAATTCGTATTGTCTTGGAATAAAAGGAATAGGACTTCCTTCTATTAATCCTTGATTAAAAAAAGCTTTTCTTCCGCAAACCGAACATGTAGAATCAAGTCTTTCTTTATAGTCAGCAAATCTAAGTAAAAAATCTAATTGCTCATACCTTCTTCCTGTATAATCTTTTTCTAGCCCAATAAACCCAACTAATGGATTATCTAACTTATTGCTAAACAGATAGATAAGACTTTTCAATTCTTCGATATCAAATAAATGAAATTTATATACATGAATTACTCTCAGCTTTCTTGCTTCTGAAAGTTTTAGTTTTATAAATTCTTTAAAAGTAAAAATTATATCTGTTTTTATTTTTTTGTTTTTATATCTGAGCGTTTTGTCTTCAAAATCTCGATCATTTTCTGGAACAATAATTATATATCTCAAATTAAATTCGTTCGGATCTCTTTTTATTGGAAAATATTCAAACGAGGTAGAGTTATAAATAATTTCTCTTTTTCCTGATTCAACTGTGCCATAAAAAACTCCGATTGTCATAAATTGATGATACTATATTTTAAACTACTTGTCAAGTACCTTTTCACACATATCTACAAGCCGTCTGTTTGCAATATCAACATATTCTTTATTCAATTCAAATCCCAAAAATTTTCTATTAGTCAAACAAGCAGATATAGCTGTAGATCCACTTCCTAAAAATGGATCCAAAACTAGCGCATTTTCTTTTGTTGACATCCTAATAAGCAAAGATAATAAAGAAATCGGCTTAACTGTTGGATGATTATTGTAATTCATTTTTTCTGTCTTTTTTGGTTTCGGTACTAAAAACATATTAGGAAAACCTTCTATTTCTTCTGTTAACAAAATATTAGATAATGTGTAATTATTTTCTAGTTTTTCTTCAAAATTAAATAATCCCACTTGATAATTAATAAAATTTTTTACTAAAGTTTCCTTTGGTGGCTTTTGCGCAACAATTATTGGTTCATAATTTGTCCTAACTTGAGGAGTTTTCCATCCAGACAACAAATTTTTTTTATCATCAGTAACATACCTTTCAAGAGAACTTGCCTTTAATTGACTTTCCTTATAAATCCATAAAAACGTATCTCTAATATAAAAACCAGCGTCTTCTATTGCTGAAGCAACTCTATGCTGTAATCTAGCAGAAGAAAAACAAAAATAAAAAGCTCCAGGCTTTAGTACTCTAAATATTTCTTTTGAAATTTCATAAATAAACTCATAAACTCTTTTTCCCTGTTTAGGATCAAATTTCATCCCAGCAGGTAAACTTTTAACCCTCTGATTACTTGTTTTATAATTTATATCTTCTTCCTTCCAGGTGTCGTCGAGTTTATCAAAAAAATAAGGAGGATCGGTTAAAACTAAATCAACAAAATTACTTTCAACTTTTTTTATCAACTCAAAAGCATCTCCATTTTTAATTTCTATGTCTTTCATGATTAAAAAACCCAATTTTCATCTTCTACTATATCATCCACAATTTCTAGTTCTTTGGAAATGACTTGTACATACTTGACTTTTCCATTATTGTCTATTGTTTTATTAAAATCAGGCCAACAAAGTCTTGTGAATGCACAATATGAACATTGCCAAGGAAGTGTTCTTTCAATATAAAATTCAGTTTCAAATTCTTTATAAGAATAAGGTCTTTCGGGAAGCTCTCCTGTTTTATAGCCGTGAATAGCAGATCTAAATCTTTCTAAGGACTCTTCTACTACTAATTCATTATAGGGAATAGGAACTATCTTTCTATGACTAGTTCCTTTATTGTAAACCCAAAGATAAGCTTCCCTTAGCCCAGTAGCGTACATATAAACATTTAATTGTGCAATATAATCTTTGGGCGTTTCTCTATCAAACTCTTTCCAAGCTCTTTCATTTACAGTTTTTATATCAAGCAAAACATCCTTATTCTTCAATTTTAAAATACCATCTATATGACCAAAAACTTTAAAATCATCTACTTCTATAAACACTTCTTTTTCTTGATCAACTAATTCGTTTACTTCGGCAATAATTGATCTTTCTACATCATGCACTATATGGCCTAATTGAAAAATACTGATTGCTCTGGCGCTTAAAGGTTCTTTTTGTTCGGGATAAAGCATTGAATAGGATATAGCACGAGGACATTTTCCAGAAGAAGAAAAACGAAGCATGCTCTTTAAAGAGTCTTCTGGACGATACTTCAAATGTATTGGAACATTTACTTCTCCACCATTTTTATAAATGTAGGTTAAATATTCTTCAACAGCATTCAATACATCATAAACAGTATTTAAATTTGGAGATTTATTATACTTTTCTTTGTAAGATAGGATTTCTTCAATAGACATACATTAAGCTTATCACAAGATTTTAAGCTTGTCAACCCTCAAATCACAAGAACCAAAAGCTTTCCATATCGTAATTTATTAGGTCAAAAGTAAATATATACCAACAAGATGCAGCTAAAGATGCAAATTCTCCTATTTCATAAATAGGATCTTTGCCAATAGAGTAAGGAAGTAAATTTTTAACTAAAAAAAATGATAGCTTTTTACTTTCTTCATCAAATTCTTTTCTTTGTTTATATAATAAATATTTTGTGTAGTAAGCTTGAAAATATCCTTCAAACCAAATTAAATTACTTGCATTTGGATAGCCTAATTCATCACTATATGGCTTATATAATATAGGAGATAAATAACTTTTAAAATCTATATCTCTAAAATAAGTGTCTAAATATTTAAAATTTGAATAAATAGAATTTTGTTCTGTTTGAGTTTTGTAAAGAAAAATAGTTCCCCAAGTATGAATATCTAACGCACCTGCAGAATCATTAAATCCCTGTGTTAATCTTTGTCCATTCCATAAATTTGTAATTATTGCAGACTTTAAACTATTTGCTTTATTAAGATATAAATTTTCTTGAGTAATATCATACACACTTCTCAATGCAAAATATGTATCTACATTGTGCTCAGTAGAGTACCAAGGAACAACAAATTGACTATCAAAATTATCTCCTACATATCTTCCATATCCTCCTCTTACCAAACCATTTGATTGAATTTCAGAAATTAAATAATCTGCTATTGATTTAATAAAATTTTTATTATCTATAGAATTCAAATCATTTATATACTTATATGTAACTGCTAAAGCTTCCAACATCCATGAAACTGCACCATTCCTAATATATTCATCAGAATAAAATCCATAAGATGGATAAGAAAAATTAAACGAATTCTTTGAGTTTAAAAGTTTTTTTGAAGACTCAAAAAGATTTATTAAAAGCTCTTTATATTTATTATCTTCTGTAATCCTATACTGACTAACCAATACAAGCATTGCTAGTGCAAGATCGTAAACGTAAGTTCTAAGAAATGGAAAATCTTTATAAGAATATGGTAAGTATGTTTTATAGTATTTATGAACGTAAAAGTTTTTATATTTTAATTTTGCTGACAAAATTTCCAGACTGTTTGAAATATTGGTAACATAAGAATAAGAATATATCTCTCCAGATTGACTTAAAGCTAGGTTAAAAATAGGATAAACAGTTTTAACAAAATAAGGTATATCAGTAATTTTATACAAATCAATACTTAAATTTGGAACGAAATAAAAATTATTACCAATTTGATTTAAATATATATTTAATATATCTTGTCCAGAAGATTTAAATTTGACTAATAAAGTTCCATAAATGTCAGGCAAGTAAACATAAACATTTCCTGATACCATATTCCAAGCATCACCAACAGGTACAAAATCACTTAAATTCTTGCTGAATTGTAAATATTGTGTATCAGTTTCTATATAAACTTCTACACTATCAACATTACTTAATATGTCTTGATTGAAATAAATATCTAAATGATATAAATTAGGAGAATCAACAAAAGACAAATTATAGTAAACTGTATTTGATGTTGGTAATAAAGGTATTTTATTTTTATCATTTATAAATAAACTAATTTTCCAATAATTGTTATTAAATTTTGATATTTCAAACTTATCAATTAAAGAGTATTCAGATACATTAGACTCCAATATCTCATTATTTACTATATTAACTATTTCATCAAGAAGTAAGGCTTTTAATTCATATGGAGAAAGTTTTTTCTTAAAAAATTCATTCTCAGTAAAGTCTGTTAAGTTAATTTTACTTAAATAGTTTTTTATTGACATAGATCAAACTTTAACTGTACCAATTTCTATTATAAGATATGTCAAAATCTTTTTCTAAATCTATATTGACTCCATGAACTTTACCTTTTCCTAAAGCAATTGTCATTTTCCTACTTAATACATCATCCTTCCATCTAGGATTTGCTAATTCAGCAACTACTCTAGCTAGAATTTTATATTTTTCCCATTCATATTTAGGATTATCAATCTTAGTCCATCTATCATATAAAGCTCTATGATCTTTTCTTAACCCTCCATTTTGTACCGCTATGTCAAAACAAAGTGCAGCCCCTCTTTCTGTAGTAAATCCTAAAGTATTTAAACAATCTACAGCCTTAATAAAGTAAGGCTCTGCTGATATGATAAATGCAGAAATAACAGAAGGTTCTTTAGCTAAGTTTGCAAACTTATTTACCCAATCTGCTCTTACTCTTCCTTTTTCATCTAAAACATTTTTTAATACAAAAGACCTCAAAGCTGAATTAGAAGACAGGCTTTCAACAAATTCTTTCCCCAAATGCTTCTCTAAAATATCCGAGGGTATTCTTTTAAGAACATAAAATAAAGTTCCTTGACCTATATTCCATTGAAGAGGTCCGTAAGATAAAATTTGACCATCAAAATTACCTGCTACTCTTCCCCAATTTCTGCTTACCTCAAACTGAGAAACTAAATTTAATAGTTTCTTTTTAAGATCTTGTTTTATATTGCTAGGCATACTATAATTATATGATATCTATTTTTTTAACTTAAATTCTAATTCTTTTTGAAGATCAATATTCAATAATTCCTCAATTTTTTCGTCATACATAAATATAGCCATAGGTAATTTTTTGTTAGAGGTTTGTCTAAGAATTCTTCCTATCAGCTGAACACTTGATACTTTGCCATATACAAACACAGTAGAAATTATAGTATCTAATTCTTTATAATCAAAACCTTTAGAAACTGTTCCATATGTAGCAATTATTAATTTAGTATTAGGATCTATTTCTGATTTTTGTTTTGAAGTTAATATTTTTGCCCAAGGAAATACTTGAGCAAGAAATTGAACAGTTTCTAGTCTTGATACAACTACTAATATTGTTCTATTTTGAGCTAAGTTAAGTTTAATTTGAGATACTAAATCTCTTCTAAATTCATCATTCTTTTCAAATGCAGTTTGATAATTTGACACTAAAGCGTATTGTGGCATATTAGGCCACATTCTAAACTTTAACTTATAATTCTTTTTAAATGTTTTTACTTGTAAAAGATTTTTTAATGCGTTTCTATAGCCAAATTTTTCAGCATCTACAATTACATGTCCAATAGTAAATTTGTGCATCGGAAAATTATTAATTTCAGGTGTTGCTGTAAGTCCAAAAATATAATAAAAATTAGGAAATAAAGAAACACTTTTTGCAAATGCTTTTGCAGCAGAAGTTGTATGTGCTTCATCATAAATTACAGCGTTGTAAATTGATTTATCAAACAATTCACGATATCTTTTATAATCTTTTTTAATTAGAGAAATAAGAAATTGAACAGTAGTTACTAAAAAATGTGAATCATTCTTATCTACGTAATCTATATTTTTTGAACTAAGTTTCTCTATTTTCACATCCTCAAACACATTTTTTGCTCTTTCAATCCATTGTTCCACTAATACATCTCTGTCTACTACAATAATTGCTGGAACTTTTAATTTATTTAACAAAAAGTATGCAAAAATAGTCTTACCTGATCCAGTAGGAGCTTTTATAATTCCGTTTCTTTTTTTAGTATTTATAATAAAATCTATAGCTCTTTTTTGCCACTCTGTAGGAGTAAAAGTTTCTTTAAGTGAGATTAGAAAAACTATACTTTTATGTGGAATTTCTTGTTTCTTAGTAAATAAATTTACTAACCCAACGCCTTCAGTAATGGTAACAGGAAGCAAAATAGTTCCAGACTTCTCATCATAATCTTGTTCAATCAACACTACATTTTCAGGAAAAAAACCGCTTCTAATTAACTGAAAATATATTTCTCTTTTTTCAATATTTTTATAATTAATCTCATAAAGATTTATATATTTGTTAGCATCAACAATCATTGTCATACTCGATCCTCCTTGTTATCAATTACAGCAGTAACAAACAAAATTTTATTCTATAAATTCCCTCAACTTTCTTGTCCTGCTTTCATAATACTTTAACTTTCTTAAAGCTTTATTTTCTATTTGACGTATTTTTTCTCTAGTAACACCTAAAAAAACACCTATCTCTTCTAACGTTCGTTCTATTCCATCAATTAAACCTTTTCTAAGCTTCAAAACAAAGGCTTCACGATCTGAAACTTTGCAAAGAGCTTTTTCTAGTTCTTCTGAAAGAAGATTCCTAGATGCTACTTCAAATGGAGAGGGTAACCTTTCATCTGGTATAAAATCTCCATAAAAACTGTCTTTCTCATCCCCAATTGGATTTTCGAGAGAAATTGGATCCTGTGCTATCTTAAAAATTTCTTCTACTTTTTGCGTATTCCATTCAGACCCCATAGCTTCAGCTATTTCTTCATATGTTGGATCTCTCATAAGTTCCTGTTTCAGTTGCCAAACTGTTCGTAATATTTTATTAATTGTTTCTATCATATGAACAGGAAGCCTAACAGTACGAGCTTGATCAGAAATGGCACGATTTATAGCTTGACGAATCCACCAAGTAGCATAAGTAGAAAATTTATATCTCTTGGTATAATCAAACTTCTCAATAGCTCGAATTAATCCTTGATTACCCTCCTGAATTAAATCCAAAAACGATAATCCTCTTCCTAAATGTTTTTTCGCTATAGAAACAACTAATCTTAAATTTGCTTCAATAAGATGCTGTCTAGCAATTTCTCCTTCACGTGCTATATGAATATTTCGTTTTAGATCTTTTGGCAAGTTTTTTAATTTATTCTCTATTTCTTCAATTCTTTCATTGGGGGTGTTAGATTTAACATAAATTAAATTTTTAATTTTAATATGATCCAAAATTTTTGACCTTATAGCATTCCTAATGCTTTGTTCATCAATGCCAATGACTTCAGATAATATTTTCACCGCATTAACGCCATCTTTTACTTTTCTTGCTAAATCAATTTCTTCCTCTAAACTTAACAGGGGAACTTTTCCTATTTCTTTTAAATACTGCTTTACAGAATCATTTTTAACAACAAAATCTTCATCAACATTATCATAAGAATTGTCATTTTCATTCAAGTTTTCAATTTCAAAAAGTGAATCTTCAAATTCTATCAAGTCTTTATCAAGATCTTCTGAAACATTCTCAATATCTGAAAAATCAATAAATTCAACTGACTCTGTTTCATCATAAGCTTCATCAATCCCATCTAGATCTAAATTTTGTTTACTATTCTTATTTCCTAACAATGTATCCTCCTTGATATAACATCCATATCTCAAAAAGGATTATAACATGCCCCCCAACAAATGTCAATACCCTGTATATGCTCGTGAATTCTACAAAAAAATATTCTTCTAAAAAAAGTAAAATCTTTTATAGGTGAAAACTATGCTAGGATATTTATCCTTATTAGTAACTTTAATATCTTATGTTACAAAATATATGCCAACTATAGTTAAAGTAGTTAAAAAGGTAGAAGAACTTTCTAAATACAAACAAATGACCTCTGCAGAAAAAAAGCAAAAAGCATTAGAGCTTCTTGATGAAGTACTAAATTTTACAAGTTTGCCTGAAGACAAACAAAAAGACGTTATTAATTTTGTATCTGGCCTTATAGATGCTGTTGTAGCTGTAATGAACCTAAAGAAATCTTTCTAAATTTTAAAAAAATTTTTATTGATTTATACTTAGTTACTCAGCATATTAATTCTGAGTAATTTTTTTCTTAAAAACTCTTAAAAGCTCACCCAATGAAATAAAAGATATTCCAACCATTTCTATCAAAAAATAAATATTGCTTGATGCTAAATGATCTGAGTTATCAAACGAAATTCCTACTAAAAATATAAAGCTCCCTATAAATCTAAATATAAGCGAATCAAAATGTTCGCACTCAATTTTATATGATCTCATTAATAAAAATGTTATTACATTATAAACCGAGTAAGCAACTATAAATGTCTTTAAAAATTCTGTTAATGTTTCAAAAAATATATTCACACTCACCTCCATTCATCTACCTATGATAAATTATCTTTTTTGTTTTCTTTATTTTTATTTTTTTGTTCCGCAAAAAATCTATTATTAAATTCTTGTACACCTAATAAGGCACCCCAAGCGGCACCTAAAAATAATGCCCAACCATTAGGAATATCAGTATTAGTAATCAAGCTCTTTATAAAAAAAGAAAAAGAGGCTATAAAAGTAAATAATAATAATAGTCTTCTTTCTAAACTATCATTCATAAGTCATCGATTTTTTATTTTAAATTATTGTTTTTATTTATTCTCAAGCACACAATCACTACAAACATAATTTTCGTTCAAATAGTCAACTATCTTATAATCTTCAAAGTCCAGTTCAAATCTATTCATTTCAAACTCTTTTCCACAACTAGAACAAATTTTAACAATCTTCTCTCCCACTTCAATGTCCACAGGAGTAACAATTCCTGGAAAAACTTTTGGACCAGCTTGTTCCATAATTCTCTTAATTTCAGGAATAGCTTCAAATAAATAATCTTCTTTTATCTCAAAAAACACGGAGTCGTGTACTGTTAAAGTCATGTAGCCATAACCAGTCAAAGATAAAAACTCAAGTAAATCGATCATAGCTGTCTTAGTAATAGACGCAGAAGTAGCTTGAATTGGATGATTTTGCCCTTCTCTTCTAATTCTGTTAATTTCTCTCTTTTTATTAATATAAGAAAGAGCTAAATTTATATATTTCTTCTTAAGCGAGTACTTTTTAGCAAATTCATCTATTCCTAAAGTCTTTATTTCATCATCAAATCTAACTCCTGAACCATAAGTAACGTCTTTAATCATTCTATAAGCATCTTCTTCTTCTGAAGAAATGTAAGGCACATCATACCTTCTTATCCTTCCTATAGCATCTCTTGTTAATCCTTTCTCTGCTTTATTAGCATTTAACTCCAAGAATTCTTTTACTTTAGGAAATTGCTCATAAAACAAATTAATCGTTTCTTCAGCTTCTTCTAAAGAAGAAAACATTCCTCTCATTACTAGTCCTGCAGCTGAAGAGCCATAAGGAATAGCAAATGATACCGTCTTTGCTTTTTTTCTTAAGTCAGAAGGAACAGGTTGATCTTCTGGTATATTAAAGATCTTTCTTGCGTTAGCAGCATGCATATCTGTTGAGTTACAGCTTTCAATCATTTTTTTGTCATCAGACAAATAAGCAAGAATTCTCAATTCTACTTGAGAATAGTCTGCAAATACAGGAACATATCCTTTTTCTGCTCTAATATATTTTTTAAACCAAGGAGGAACATTTTGAAGATTAGGCGAAGAAGAAGATATACGTCCTGTAGCTGTCCTAACTTGTGAATAAGAACTGTGAATTCTATCATTAAAGTCAGCCTTTTCTAGGTATTCTTTTGCATAAGTAGACACAATTTTAGCCTTCTTTTTATACTCAGAATATTTTTGTATAGTAGGGTCATTTATTTTTTGTAATGTCAATTTTGAAACATCATTTAGCCCAAAAATCTTCGCCATTTGTAAAGAAGAGTTTAAATTAATTTTACTTGCATAAAACTCTTCTTCATTAAAAAGTGATAGTGTTTGTTGATTGTCCTTTTTTAAGAATTTTTTATAAATTTCAATTTTTAAATCTTTTTCTATCTTTTCTAATTCTTCTTTTTCTTTTTCTATATGTTTTTGCCAGCCTTCTCTATCAATTTTTACACCTACTAATTCAAGCATCACCAAAACTTTCAAAAATTTCATTTCCAGATTAACAACCTTTTCCAAATCAAAGCTCTTTAGTTTCTTCCACAAAGTTCTTGCTAAAGGAATCAAATATTTTACATCATTTATTGCATATTCTTTTTGTGCTTCTGATAATGGACCTAACCAATTAAGATGTTGTACATCCTTTGGCAAAAATACATTTAATTCTCTTTTCAAAACAGCTTGCAAAGAATGAGAAAATCGAGTGGCTTTAGTTTTCTTCTTTCCAACAACTTCTAAAAGCCACTCTTGAGGTGATTGCATGTCTTCTTTAATTGCTTCCAAAACCTCAGAAATATCATCTGGTTCGTCATTTCCTGCATACAGTATTTGAGAAGCAATCATCGTGTCAAAAATTGGTTCAGGAAAAATATTATTCATATAAAAGAAAGATAAATCAAATTTTAAATTATGTCCTACTTTTAAAATATTTGGATCTTCTAAAATTTTAACTACTTCTTTAAAATTTTCTTCCCAAGGTCTGTACAGGTTTACTACTGTTTTTCCTTCTACTTCTTCAGAAACCTGTACAAGTGCTATCTTACCAGTTACTGGGTCCAAACTTCCTTTGCCTTCAGGTGAAGAAGTTTCTATGTCAATTCCTATAATTCTTTTATACCCCATCATCGTCTACTTATCTTACCACTTAGCTCGCTGAGTGTCAAATAGTCGGCTTCAAAAAAAATTTATAAAATATAATTGATGCCAATATATACATTTGAATTTAATTTTTGCGCAAACACTTGTGAAAACTTTGATATTGATATTGATACACCACCTCTTTGCATAGAAACCCCTCCAATAAAAGACTTTTTATCAATAATATTAAACAAAGGAATAGTACAAATTAAAATCATACCAAGTGCATCGACTAAAAAAATATTAGAATTACATTTTCCTGGAACAGGACAATATCAAATACAAAAAATAAATCCTAGTAATCAAAAGATTGCAATTTTTTCCACCAAAATACCTGACTCAAACTTATACTTTATTGGCGACGCAATCGTTTCTCTTTATGAAGATATAAGTGAAATGTGTGATTTTACCATTTCAAAAGGTTATCTAGACCAAGAAAGTACACCTAATTTTATTGAAATATCAATAAATTCAATAGAAGATTCTGCTGCAGGAAACTATATTTATATATACTATACGTCTAACAAAACTAAAGAGCGTTACATAATCCCCATCAATAACAATATTGATGAACTTATAGGTAAAAAAATACAAATATATGGAGAAACAGAAGAACACGTTGGTATAGATGTTATGTGTATAAAAGAATATAAAGAAAAGACACAAATATGTACTAACCCAGAACAAGAACAAAATGATGTTACTTACACAAACAAACTTAAATATATAAATAAAATTAAAAACTTGGAGGAAGCACTAAAAAATATATACTTAAAAAACAAATCTATTCCAGAAAATATAGAAAATTTAACACAAACACAGGATATTAATATGTCATTAAATATATTAAATAAAAAATTGCAGTCTGATAAGAATTTATTAAATATACTTTCTGGAAAATATGAAAAAATATATGAATCTAATTTAACTTACTCGCAGGATAACACAAAACTACTATTAAACAATTCACATAATTATTTAAGGATTGATGAGTTTTCAACAAATAATACAGATCAATATATTTTTTATGATTTATTGGTAAAATTCACTATAAATAATCTTAATATTGAAGATTTGAAATCTTTCTCACTAAGTTTGCTCATTGACAACGCAAGTATATCTCTAAATGGATCTTTTGATAATCAAAATAATACTTTATCCTTAACTTATAAATCACAAGGTAAAGAAATAAACTCAGTTGTATCAATAATAAAAGAACTCATAGATTTTATTCCTGTGTTATTTGTAAATAATAATAGATCTTTTATATACTTCCTAGGAAATAAACCTAAATTTTCTTATAACTCATCAATTTCAGGAAACGTTGCTACAGTTAATTTGTCAGAAAACAATCAAATACTTCATATATTCCTTGCTTTATCTTTAAATACAAATAAAAACATTATTGCTAGCTTATCAACAAATCTATTAAAAGGTTCTTCAACAGATATAGCTTCAAATGCCTCAATTGAGATCTATAAAATTCAAAAGATCTTCTCCAAAAAAGTTGTTGTTCCTATTAATATTCCTTCTTTTTAAAATTTTATTAACATTAAACATAAAAACTCCTATATAAAAGTCCAACGAATCCTTCAAAACATCAACAAGACGATTTGGCAATTTATAACTAAAAACAGAATCTAAATCAAACAATTCAAAAACAGTACCTAAAGATATTTTTTCTCCACAACTTTCAAACCATCTTCCTTTAGCTACTAAAATTAAAATCTTTCTTTCCTGCAAAAACTTTAATATATTAGATATATCTCTTTTACTGATACCTTTCTTACTTAAGGCATTGTATCCTAAAACAAATCTCTTCCCAAATACTACTGACTTAAAAACTATATCTGATAAAACAATATCAATAGCCTTCTTAGAAGCTTTTACATCTGATTTATCTACAACAGAAAGAAGTTTAATTGATTTTTGATAATTGTCATTTGAGATAAATAAAAATTTAAAAGAATATTCAGGTAAATATTCATATAACAAAGAGAAGGATACTTTTTCACCTTTTTTTACTCTATCAAACGCCCTTGCTATAGTACTTATGCGTTTTCTATACTCTTCATCATTGCTCAAAAGTGTCTTACAAATATCTAAAAATCTATTAAAATCTACCTTCATTATCGCTGCTAATCCAGAAAAAGCAAAAATTATATTGTTTCTATTTCCTCGTTCATAGTAGCTCTTTAATTTATGAGCAATATCAGTCAATAAACTTTCTTTTTGACTACTAGTTACTGGAACTAAATCAATCTCTGATACAGAACTTTTTTCAAAAAAAGAATGAACCTCAGAAACATATTGAACCGATTGTTGAAGCAAAGGAACTTTCTTTAATACATCATCAACTATCCTCTCCTTGTTTCCCTTGCCAAAAAAATCCTTTACAAGAAAATCTAACTTCTTTTTAAAAGCTACTTTTTCATTCTTATGAAAAAAACTATACTTACTTAGTCCTCTATTATCAAAACAATCAAGTTCATTATTGAATAAGCTTATCTGCTTCTTTCCATTGGGAACATACTCAACAGGACATTCGAAATACTTATTTGCAAACTTAGATAAAACATCAGCAAAAGACATCATTTTAGACAAAAATACTTTATCCTGAAAAGGAATGTATATATGAATTCGACCTCCAAGAGATCGATTAGAAAAAGATTTGATACTAAACATTTCATACAAAGCACGTTGAAAAATAAAAAGCTTTTCAGGATCATAGGCACAATCGACATCTAAAATTGCTAAGTAAGAAAAGTGTTTGTCTGCTATGGAAGAAGTACTTAAAACAATGCCTCCAGATAAATAAGAAAACATTAATTTATTACTGTACTCCTTGGAACTAAAAGACTTAGTAGAAGAAATCGAATAGGTAATCTTTTCACCATATCTAAACCCAAACCTATGCTCTAAAAAAGAGAACGACATAACTACACCCTACCACACACCCCCACCAGAGATCAAGTGTTGGTACACTATATACTTCTGCAATAACCTATGAGTAGGTTTTGAGGAGTCCATTATTTAGCTCCTTTTGAAGTTGGGATCTGGTTAGTGTTTTCATTACTCCGTCCTCGTAGAAGTGTATGCGTTTAAATCTTAGTTCCAGGAGTAGGGCTGCACAATAAATGCAGGGTTTTGTGGTTTTTAATTGATTAGTCCTATAGCCAACAATATAAATATCTGATGGTTCAAATCCTTTCTTTTTGGCCCTATAGTAGAAATCTAACTCAGCATGAACGGAGGCAAATTTTGGGTACTTGTGTTTTGTTTGTCTGCTTACAATATACTTATTAGTTCCAGTAACTATTTCTTTTTTATTAATTCCTATGCAGTACATAGTTACTTTTCCATCATTTCTAGTTTTGTTTATCTTCTTCACTATCGTCGGCACGTCCTCCATGGCTGCATGATATCATAATTCGTTCATTCTGTCTACAGCTGTCCACACTTACTTTTTAGATTACGTTTATAATAAAAGTAATGGCTTATCGTTTTTTTATAGATGCCGCATTGAGAAAATCAGGCGTAGTAATCTTTAATGAGAATACTATAGTTGACCTTCTAGTTTTTAAATATAAACCTGAGTTTAGTGGATTAGATTTTTTCACTATTGATAAACATAAATCTTTTTTGATAGAAGAATTTTCTAAGTTACGTGATAAATATAAAATTAAAAGAGTAGATTTGGCGTATATAGAAGCTGATGTTTTTGGATTTAGAAAGGGCGGTTTTAAAAATAAAGAAATAATGACTATTATTAGACTAAATTATGCTTTTGCTTTACAAAAGGTTTTTAGTATAAATTCTAAATCAATAAAATTTATTCCTGCTAATATTTGGAAACGTGCTTTATTAGGAAATTCGCATTTACAAAAGTCTAAATATAGAACTTTTGTTCTTGAAAAAATTCAAGAAATTACTAAAAGTAGAGTTGATAGAAATATATCACATGATATTGTAGATGCGTTAGCAATTTTTCTTTATTACCACAAAATATCGTGTCCAGATTGTGAAACGGATCTTAGTTTTTTTGAGAACATAGATGTAGAATAAGAACAATTGGTCCTGTATATTACAGGACTTGGCAAAAGAAGTGATGTAAAATAATTATTCCTTTGGAGGAGAGTATGACTAATACAGACTTACTAAATAAGTATCTACTTGTAAAGGATGATGAATACAAGGTTGAAGTAATTGATGAATTTTTAAAGAAAAATGTTTTTCTCAAAGACAAACCTTTGATTGAATATTTTTCTGAACAAGATTCACAATTTATTGATAATTTTGAAGATTCTTTAAAATATGGAGAACCAGAAAATTTTATAGATGCAAACGTTATTGACAATGCTTATAATGCTTTAGTTGATAGCGGACTTATTAGTAAAGTTAAAGAAAGTTTGAAGAAATTTTATAATACAGATACTTTATACGAAGATTTCTTTTTGCAGAATATTTCTTATGAAGTCTATACACAAAAATATCAATTAAAAGCTAAAGATAATGAAGGAAATATTTCAGTTATTGATAAAACACCTTATCATACTATTGCTAGAGTTGCCTTAGCAGTTAGTTTGGTAGTTACTAGATATAGCAAAAAGGTTAGTTATGATGTTTTTAGAAAGCTTTTTGTTAACTTTTTCTATATGCTTGCAATGGGATATAGTGCTGGTGGCGGCAGAATAATGGCAAATGCTGGTTCTTCAAAGTATAAAACTGCAACTTCACTTATTAACTGTACTGTTATGAATCAAATTCCTGATTCTATGGAAGGAATAATGGATGTTTTGAAAGATGCCTCGCTATCTCTTAAAAGTGGTGCTGGTGTTGGATATGATTTTTCTACAATTCGTCCAAAAGGGGCTCTTGTACAAGGTGCTGGTGCTGAAACTTCTGGCGTAACTTCATTTGTAGAGATTTTTGATAAGATGTGTTCAACAATTATGTCTGCTGGAGGTAGGAGAGGTGCGCAAATGGCTGTCATTGATGTGCAACATCCTGAATCTATTGACTTTTTTCAAGCCAAGAGAAAAGATGGAGTATTGAGATATTTTAATATTTCTCTTGCATTGACAGATAAGTTTATATATGCTGTTGAAAATGACTTAGATTTTGAACAATGGTTCTGGGAATTCGATTCTTTTGTACCAGAAGATATTATTAAAGATTTAGTTTATCAAGGTAATAAGGTTGCTTTAGTTAAAAAAGAACAAACTCCTTTTGATTATTCAGATTTTGATTATTTTGTTTTTGAAAAAGATCATGTTCTAATGAGATATGAAAAAGTACCTACTGGCTACGTAAAACTTTATAAGAAGCGTGTTTATAAAAGAGTAAGAGCTAGAGAACTTTATGATGTAATAATGCAATCTACTTATGATTATGCTGAACCAGGAATTTTGTTTATTGATAGAATTAATGAAAACAATATATTGAAAGGAAAAGAGTATATTAGAGCTACTAATCCGTGCGGTGAGCAACCTTTGCCACCTTATGGTTCTTGTAATTTAGGATCTATATTTGTTCATAGATTTGTTAAAGAACCTTTTTCAAATAAAAATTATTTAGAAAATTATGATTTTGAAACCCTAGAAAAGGTTGCATTTTTAATGAATATATTCCTTGATTTTGTGAACGATATTACAAATCTGCCACTAGTTGAATTGAGAAGAAATGCTTATATAAAGAGAAGGCATGGTCTTGGGATTTCTGGACTTGCTGATGCTTTTATAATGAATAATCTTGTTTATGGATCTAAAGAATCTCTTGATTTAGTTGAAAATGTAATGAAGATAATTCAAAAAAGTTCCTTGATTGCTAATATTTATATGTCTAACTTGATATTTCCTGCCCACATAGATGTTAAAGTTAAGGATTGGTTTAGAGTATTTGATCATTTAAAAGGATACAAAAAAGAAATTGCAGACTTATTTGGTGTTAATGAAGAAGAAGTTGAAAATCTTTCTCTAAGATTTTCACATGCTACTTCTATTGCTCCTACAGGAACAATGTCGCTAACCTGGGGCAATAATGTAGCTAACGGAATCGAACCTGTATTTGCTATTTCTTATTTGAGAAACATTAGAGTTCCTGGCAAGAAAACTAAAGTTCAAGAAGAAGTCTTTGATTTTGCTGCTATTTTGTATAAAAATATTTTTGGGGCCTTTGAAAAGACAGATGCTTTTGTTACTACTGATGATATTAGTGTTGATCAGCATATTGATGTTCAAGCTGTTGCACAAAAGTATGTAGATTCTGCTATATCGAAGACTTGTAATATTCCTACTGATTATCCTTTTGAAGACTTTAAAAAAGCTTATCTTATTGCTCATAAGAAGGGCTTAAAAGGATTTACTACATTTAGATTTAATCCTAAATTTTCTGTAGGTGTTTTGGTTAAAGAAAAAGATCTAGATAATATGCTGATTGAATTTGAACTTGAAAATGGAGAAAAAGTAGTTGTTAAAGGGTCAGATAAAGTTATGTATGATGGCGAAGAACATGTTGCTGCTAATCTTTATGAGGCTATAAAAGAAAACATTTACGGAAAGATGTAAGGGAGGATTTATGATCGAAATAAAGAACAAAATTGTAAATGTCAAACTTATTGAACAAAATAATAATGTATCAAAAGAAGTTAATAATGAAAGTTTTAATAATACGCCTGTAGTAAGAGAAGATATTGTTCGTGGATTTACAATAAGAATAAAATATAATGACGCTTCTTATTACTTTGTCTTAAATTTTAATTCAAATAAAGAACTTGTTGAGCTTTTTGTAAATTCTTCTACAACTTCTCCAGAAACTAATGCTTTTATTCAAACTGTTGCACGATTAGTTTCAAATTTATTAAAATATAGAGTTCCTATAGATAAAATAATTAAACACCTTGATGGCGTGGATTCTGGTCAAGCTTATATATGTCGTTTTCCTGGTAAAGATAAAGGTAAATTTGTAAAAAGTATTCCAGATCTTATAGCTAAAGTGCTTACTTATTATTCTGATTATGATTTTGTTCAGTCTTTAGTTTCAAATAACAATTTTGAACAAGAACAAAATAATGTTTCAGATGTAAAAGAAGATAAAAAAGAAACTAATAAAAAGAAAAATTCTTTTACTTGTCCTTCTTGTGGAGGAAATAATGTTAAGATAGAGGAGGGATGTCTTACTTGCTTGGATTGCGGATGGAGTAAGTGTGGATAAAAGGAAGGATTTATGGTATAGTAGAGTTGTAGAGGTAAACATGAAAAGTTTAGATGTTTTGAATAGGTGGTTAAAAGACTTGGAGGAAAAGAAAGAACACATATTTAATAAGCTTAATAAACTACGTGAAGAAATTGAAAAATTAAAGAAAGAAGATTTAAGTATAAAAGATAAAATATCATCATTGGATAATCATATTAATAATTCTATTAGAGTTATTAATTATTTAAAGTCGCTAAACAATGAAAATGATAGTGAGATTTTAAATAAGATAGATGCTATAAATTATGTAAAGAATCTCTTAGACAATAAAAAAGAGAAGCTTTTAGTAAAACGTGAACTTCTTAGAGAAAAGATTAATTTTCTTGAACTTGAATTTGATATTACTAGAGATGAGTTTAAAAACTTGACTAATTTACATTCATATGTTTTTACATTTAAAGACATTCCTTCTTTGTTAAAGGAAGATTTCTTAAAGGAAGACGAATAGTTTAAAAAGTGAAATTTGTGCTATAGTGGTATTTAGGAGGCTTTATGTATGATTTTGAAGTGATTGATATGTGGACTAAAGAATTGGAAAACCCTATGATAGGGTGTTTAGTAGCTTTAGAGAGTATATCAATAAATAGATAAAGTTAATATAGGAGGATGAAAATGGACATAAATAAACTAAATGAAGAAAGAGAACAGCTACTAAACGAACTTGCTAGAATTGAAAAGTTGATGAGAGATTTAGAAAATAGAAAGAAGCTAGTTAGTGAAAGATTAATTTATTTAGAAGGCGCTTTAGATGCGGTGCGTGCTTTACAGGAATCTAAGGTAGAAGATGTCAGTAATTCCTAATAAATAAAGGAGAAGATAATGTTACTAGATCATAATGGTAATCCAATAATCACAGAATCAGATAAGAAGAATCTTTATGTTCCTTCATTCTTAGGAATTTATACAGCTGTTTACGAAAATAAGAAAGTTGTAACTGAAGATCAACAGCCTTTATTTTTGCTAATGTTTATTGTTCCAACAAAAAAATTTGAGCTTTATTCTCAAAATCTTGACGTTTTGATGAATATTATTAGGAGTCAACTTGTTAATTATTATATTTCTGATGTTCTTCAAAAAGATCCAAAAAAAATTAATCAACAAGAATTAGAAAAATATGCTTTAGACTTCTTGACAAATTACAGAATTGAAGTATCTCCTCAAGCAATTCCTATGGATTACGTAACTGTTGATAATTTAAGCGAAGAAGATATTTTAAGAGAAATAGAAGAAAGTAAGTCAGAACAAGTAGAAGTAGATGAAAATAAGGAGGAGTAATTTATGAATAATAATTACTTCTCTACTATTGAACTGATAAATGCAGTTTTAGTACAAGTAACAAAAAATGAAGAGAGAATGACTCCAAAAGGACTTTTTCTTCCTGCTACAGAAGATAAAGCTTCTAACTATGGCTATTTATTAAAAAAACCAACATTTGTTACTAAAGAATTTGAAACTTTTAAGGAAATAGTAGATTCAATGAATGAAGGATGTACTATATTTTTTAATGCTAAAGCTACTTACAACATAATTAAGTTAGATTATAATGTTTCTGATCCTAACTCCGAGTATTTAATAATTCCATTAGATCAAATACAAGCATTCACTAAAACTACAAAAACATAATCTAAGGGGGTTTATATGGAATTGGTGATTAAAACAAAACAATCATGCTCTTGTAAATTTAAAGATACATTTCGTGTTGTTAATGATGGAGCAAAGTTTAAGTTATATGTAAATGATATTTTTGTCGGAGAAGGTGTCAATAGAATAAGAAGCTTTTTTGAAAATATAAAAGAAAATATAGAAGAAGAAGATTATAATAAACTGTTAAAATTTTTGGAGGAATAAGTATGATACTTACGCCGCTTGAAACACTCATTCTTGTATCTTTAATGTCTTTTATCATTGTATATGTATATATAGTTTATATTAAGCATGCCTTTAAGATTTTTAAATCTTATTTTTCCGAGTGGAACGAATGTTTTCTATGTCTAGGCTTTTGGGTATCTTTGTTTAATTTGTTAGTAATTAATTATTTTAATTATAAAATTGACTATTTAATAAATCCTTTGCATACATTTTTTCTTTTTCTTTTTATCGTACTAGGATCTTTTTATTCATACAAAACAAGCACTTTATTTAATTTTGTCAAAGAGAGATCTTTATTTCCTTTTACGCTAGGAAAATTTGGATTATTTTTATCTTTATCTTTTCCTCTTTGGATGACGTTATTTTTAATATTTATTGTTCCAACTAATATATATTTTATTAGCTACTCAGTTGCATCAGCATTTTTAGTTGTCATATATAAGAAATTTTTGGAGGCTTTAGATGAGAAAAATTAAAACTGATGAAATAGTAAAAACTTTAGTACCCTCCTTGCATTCTAAAGAAAATAAAAAAATATATTTTAAAAAAAGTATGTCTAAATTTACTAAGCTAAAAGAAATTTTAGCAAAAGAACTTAAATTAGAAGGAGATTATAACTTTTCATCTATAAATTTTCCTATAAATGAATTAATTTCTGTTCTTTATCAGAAGGAAGGCTGGACAAAAAATGAAATCAACTTGTTAGATGATCAATTTTCTGAATATGTAGTAAAATATTTAGTGAAAAGGGTGTCTGAGTTATTTTAATATTGGAGGAGATATGAATAGTAATCAAGAAGCAAAGCAAGTTAAATTAGTTTTGTTCCTTTCAAGAACTTGCCCACATTGCAGAAAGCTTATTTCTGAGTATTCAGAGCTAATTTTTGATGCAGGAATTGAACAAGTTTTTGCAGAGGATAGTAATTTTAAAAATAAATACAAAAGTGTATATGACTACTTCTACAAAAATAGTCCAGAATTAGCTAAATATGAATATATAACACCTGTACTAGCAATATTTGATACTGATGATAATGTTGTTCAAGTTTTGCCTGGTTATGCATTAGTAAAACAGCAGTTTGATAATATAAAGGAGCAAATGTATAAGAATGAATAGATTGATAGATCTTTACTATAAAAATAATACTAATAATAAACAACAATTATCTATTGATTTATTTGAGTTGTCAAAAATATCTACTACTAATAAAAATTTTTTTAATATAGATATTTATGTAGATGATGCACTAGTTTCAAATTTAAATGATAGTTCAATAATAAATACATTAAATTCTTTTTATAGATATCATAATTATGATATATTAGAGGGAACAGAGGTTTTTATAGAAGTAAAGTCAGTAAGTAATGAATATATAGTAAATCTTTTTGATTTCAATGAAATAAATTTAGAAGAATTTTTTAATAATTATCCTTTATCGCTAACAAACGAAATACCTATTTTTAGCATTTCTTATATACGTCCAATTGAATTAGTTATAAACGTATCAGACGTGCTATTAGTTAAACATTTAGCAAGAGCTTTAAAAATAACAAATGTAAATTAAATTTGATATAAATATATTATGCCATATTACTTTACAATAGCAGAAAAATCAGGCTCTTCAAATAGGTTTTTGTGTATTTCTGATACTCCTATATCAGGAAATACATTACCTTCTAATGCATTATGTGTTCAACTTTTACCTAGATATCAGTCAGGAGAAGGATATTGCCCACCAGCTAATGTAGATATTCCTAAGAAAAATTATATAACTTATGATTCTTCAACTAATACAATTTATTTATACAAAGCAACTTCTGGA